ATTTTTTTTTCTTTTTCTGACATTATCTATTTCACTTCCTTTCTTCTACGCACAATATTTAATTTCGTATTCAGTTACGATTTTGGAGAAAATCTCTCGCAGCTTTTTATCGTCATCGATGACGTCCATTTTGTTTAGTGAATTAATCTCTGTTTTGGTGCAACCATTTTCAGCCATGCGTTTTCGCTTATTTCTTAATCTTGTATTCAGATCACATCCAGCCCGGCGTTCCAATTCTGCGTACATTTCTGTTCTAAGCATTTTAAACTCTGCTCCAGCACCTTTTTGTATGCGATTGAATTTAGAATTAATTTCTGAACGCCAGTTATCAAATACAGGCTTAACCGCTTCTTTGATGTTCTCTGTAGTTGCAACAGCTTTATCTGCGGTTTCTTTGGCAATTAAAATCTGCCTGTCTCTTTCCTTGTCAGCAAGTTCTTTCTCTACCATTTGTGAAAGTAGCCCCTGTAACATTTGAAGTTCTGGTGACAATGCCCTTTTTACAGTTTCTTTGGTTTTAAAGTACCCATTTACAAGCTGTCTCTGAACATCCCATGCTAAATCGTCTGTGAAAGACTTTACTAACATTAGATATCCTTGTTCTGTGGCAAGTACAACTTTTTCTGGGACGCCGCCTTGTGGTCTTTCCAAACCAAGCGTCCGAATTTCGGACGGCTGAGTTATAACGAAGAAATCTTCTCCTTCAATAAAGTGATTTCGATTGTCGTTGAATCTCTTTCTTGCCGTTCCGTCTGGTCTGCCGTGAACTGCATCAATATCTTTGAATGTAACCACTCGCTGACCGTTATACTCTTTTATTGAGATATCCGAATTTCCAATATGTACTAACTGGTTCGTGTTTATCACTCCTTTCTTAATCTGATTTTCAATTCCGTTTTGTGTTGAAAATATTTTTCCTATGTGTTAAAATTCTTTCATACCCAAATAATGGGCAATGAAAGGAGTTGTTTGTTTTGACCCAACTTTTGAATTTGCCCTGTTCCTTATTGTAGGTCGCAAGCAGAGTAACCTGCGTTACCAAAGTACGTTAAGCAATTTCGTTCACCGTATTGAACAAAATTCCTACATTCGCCAACTAATGGGCAGCTAATCTTTTTTTACTCAATCGCAGAACTAAAACTGCGTAAGTGGCGAAGTGTTTCAAGAAACATTTGGTGCTGCTTATGTGACTGAACAAGTGCGTTCAGTCTGCAAAACACATAAGGTAAACAAATTTAGGCAAGAACTGATAGGACAGCACTCCTGTCAGTTTTTTTGCTATTCTTCTTTAAACAGATATTCCAGATCATATTCTGGGAAAAGCTCTTTTTTAGAAAGGACTGCTTCTGGATATGTAAAAGGTGTTTTACCCTTTATCTTGTTCTGAATAGTCCTTTCATCAACACCAAGAACCTTTGCAAACGCTCTGATTGTAATTCCTTTATCATCAAGAGCTTTTTTTAAGTTATTCAACACTTTGGCTCGCCCCCTTCCTTGACTTCGTGAGTTTATAATATCACATTGCGAGCTATATGTCAACAGTAAATATTGACTTTGTGAGTTTTTTGTGATATATTATCATCAGGAGGTGAAAAAAATGAAAGATAGGATTAAGCAAGTGCGCAAATCAAAAAATCTTACACAAACAGCATTTGGAGAAATAATTGGAGTGAAAGGCAATACTGTTACTAATTACGAAACTGGTCTTAGAACTCCAACTGATGCAGTTATCAAATCTATATGTAGGGAATTTGATGTCAACGAAGAATGGATTCGTACTGGTAATGGCGAAATGTTTACACCTGGGATTAAAGACAAGCAAATTTCTGCCATGCTTGCAGACGTAATGAAATCTGGAGAAGATTCTTTTAGGCATCGTCTCGTGTCTGCGTTAGCCAGATTGGATGATGATGGTTGGGACAACTTGGAAAAACTAATTGACATGATTTCTGATAAGTAAAAGAAAAGACAAGGGTAATGCGCAAACCCTTGTCTTTTTTTACACTATCCAATTAACTTTTTCACAAATACATAAATCACTTCTATCCAATGATTATTCGTGCATTTTTCTATCATCTCAATAATTTCTTTCTTGTAATCCACGTAAATCCCTCCCAATATTCCAAACATCTGTTCTTATTTATTGAATTATATCATGTTTTCATAACCATATAATGGGACGGAATCATCTCCGCTTAAATCTTTCCTGGCAAACTGGTTTCTCCTGATTTTTCTATGAACTATAAGTCTTTTTGTGTAAATATTGTGATTTTTGCTTTTCCAAATCGTAATAGTAATAGATAGAAATAAAGGGGCTGGATGCTTGTCTGCGAGGGATTTATAGCGCTCATGGACAACCTGTTTTACCTCTGCTTTTGCAGTTTCGATAGTTTTATTCCTCCCAAAGATAATACTACGATCCGGGCAGAAGTAAACATATTGAATCAAGAGCACATGCACGAATATCAGTATAAACACAATTATGATTTTTTTATGCTTCTCCATGAATCCATCCCCTTTACACTATCATCTTAATGTATTACAATAACATTGTATCAAAAAAATACAATCACGCAGGAAATGGCGAAATTAGCACCTCTGGTGGCGAATTTTACATGAAAAGGGATGATTTGAATGCGAATTGCAATATGTGATGATAACGAAATCCAGATTGATATATTTATGCATCGGATTAATAATTTTCTCAAACGAAATGGTGATATAAAAGCATTGATTACTCCGTATGATAAAGGGCAGCCGCTTATTGATGATGTGGCAGATGGCGAGTGGTATGATATTGTGGTTTTGGATATCGTTTTGAGAGAAGAAAATGGAATTGAAGTTGCAAAGGAATTGAGATCCAGCGGATATAACGGAAATATTATTTTCTGGACAGCCCATAAAGAGTATGTTTTTGAAGCTCTTGATATACTCCCGGTACACTATATTATAAAAGGATCTGAAAACGGCAGAATGTATACTGCTTTCAATCATGCTCTGGAACATATCAGCAAAAGCACTCTTATGATAAAAGGAAAAGACTTTATTCATCGGGTGGAGTTTCAAAATATAGAATATATTGAGAGCCGAAACAAATACATCATTATCCACTGCACTTGCGGTATAGTTTATACGGAACGATGTAAACTATCCGATATTGAAGAATTACTGGATTCCAGATTTTTGAGGTGTCACCAGAGCTACATAATAAACATGGATGAGGTAAAAGAAATAAACACTTCGTTCCTTATGTTTTCTGGAAATACAGTGCCGATCAGAAGAAAAGATTATGCAAAAATAAGAAACGAATTTGAGGAATATACGACATTTAAATAGCTCCCGGGAAAACCCCGGGAGTATTATTATTTCAGTAATTCATTGACTTTTTTCTGTACTTCTGCGTAATTGTAGCCAGCGGATTCCAGACGGTCTCGTCTATCCTGTCCGTTCCCCCATTCGCCGTTGATTACCTCTTTTGCAACTTGGGCTACACTTTTCTTTGCTGTCATGGAATACACTACTTTTCCGTTCCAATCAAACACAGTATATCCAGCCTTGCAAGCTTTTTTCGCATTTTCCAGTGACTTGTAAGCCCCTATCTGGCTCTTGGAATCCTTCCAGGTCTTGCGGACACGGTAATACTTGTCAACCTTTGCTGTCGGTTTTGTGGTTGATGTTGTTGTGGTTTCGCTAGAAATAAGCTTCTTGAATCTATCCCAGTCACCTTTTCCGCGGATAACGGATGGACAATTCTTAGCGCACACATCGTAATGCTGCACTACTCGGCTTGCTGGGATTCCGTATTTCTTCATAAGCTGCTTACACACATCAACGGTATTATGGAATGCTTTTTCGTAGTTATATCCGGCATTCATACACATTTCAATTCCAATAGAGTTGTGATTGTTTACAGTTCCAAAAAGCTTACCGCCGTAATTTACCCCAACATGCCATGCTCCGCGATTATACGGCAAGGCTTGGTATGCTGATTTATCGTCCACGAATACATGGGCTGAATAGCCATGAAAATTGCCATTATGCTGTGCAGTGGCGTGTGCTTTGGCATCCGCTGTTTTGGCAGTATTATCTGTATTATGAATAACAATATACAGAGGTGTTTGTCCTGCGTAACTGTTGTTGTTGCTGATTAATGAGGTATTGATATTCATGTATGTTCTCCTTTCATTATTGAGGTTAAAAAGTGCATAATAAAAAGCACCCCAAATGGAATGCTCTTTAGCACAAACTCTTTATCCTATATATTTACGGTGATTATACTTCACATCTTCATCTTTTACTTTTGCGTATATCATAGTGGTATTTACACTAACATGGCCAAGCATTCTCTGGACATCAGTAACAGGAATTGATTTTTGAATCATATCTGTGGCAACTGTATGTCTAAACAAATGTGGAAATAACTCTCTTCCAATATCAGATCGTTTCCCGAGATTCCTTATAACTCTCTCGATAGCTTCTTTCTTTAAAGAATTGTGTGGCTTTCTTTCCGATACGAAAAGATATTCGGATTTATCATCTCTGCTATTGAGATATTCGGAAAGATACAAGGCGCACTTTGCTGTAATGTATGATTTCCTGTGCTTACTTCCTTTTCCAAATAACCATACTTCTCCTTTTTCAAAGTCCACATCAGAAATCTTAATTGTGCAAGTTTCCGTAACCCTGGCACCAGTGCTGTAAAGAAACTCTACAAGTGCTTTTTCTCGAATATTTTTTCAGGCCATTCTAACTTTTTCCAATTCAATAGCCGTAAGTCCTTCTCGTTCTTTTCTCTCATACTTAATAACTTTTATTGCTCTGCAAGGATTCTTCCCGATATACCCCTCATTTGCAGCCCACTCGAAAAAAGCATGAAGCGCTGACCTGCGACTATCCAATGTACGATTGCTAATATTCCGTTCCTTCTGTGTGTAATACAAATATGCTCGAATATCATTTGAAGTAATATCAGAAATATCTTTATCCATTCGAGAAAAGAAATCATCCAGATACATTTGATATAATTCAATTGTTTTGTTACTTAGTCCCTCAATTTTTCGACTTACAAGATAAATCTTAAAACATTCTGGCAGATACCCCTTGTATTTACCAATGGCTGTTTCCCTACGTTCAATATCATAGTCCTGTACGTGAAGAAACAATTCATTCTGGACAAGTTTTAAGACTTCATCAGACACTTTTCCGTAAAGTTTGGCGGTGAATTCATTTGAAAATTGTTCTCTCATCATAAAAATCCCTCCTTTTGGGTTCACAAAGGGAGAGTACTGTGCTATAATAATACTGTACCCTTTGTGGTGCTTGGAGCTGAGTTTTTTGATTGGTAGTCGGGAACTCAGCTCCCTTTTTTGTCGTTCCGATTTTGATATGCTGATTATAGCATATTCATTTTATGTTTGGTAGTGTTTTGTTATTTTTTTCTTACTTCTCCAATAAACTCTATAGTGAGACAAAGATTGAAAAAATAGGATATACCGGAGAAACAAACTTCTATCAAGTAGATTTATCTGCATTAAGTTTTGGCGTCTATGAGTTTTTCGCCTCAACCGGTCAATACTGTTTACTTGGAAATTATGTTGATTATTGGTCAATAATTAGTAGCACTAATGATGAGTTCAAACTTATTGATAAAAATACATTGCAAATATACTCTGGTTCATGGTATTCCGATGTGTACAGAAGAAAAATTTTATAATTTTTAACTGTAACTTTTAAATACAACCGGAACTTGGGAGAATGGAATTTAAATTAAAGCCATTTTTATCTTAGCTCACTGTCATAATATTTTTACCCATTTACCATTAGAATACTGCGCTGCCGCTAATTTTTTCGAAGCGTTTTCCACCCCAATGAAATTTATATTGTTTTGCCCAGCGAGTACAATCCCCCAAGCCCAGCCGCTGTACAATCCGCCAATTGTTCCCCATACAGGAAGTAAATTACAACCATCGCCAGAGTTTACGCTATTAAGTATAGTGCTGACACTAGCTTCATCACTAAGATTTAAGACTTTTTTCGGCACCTTATCACCATTTAGTGCATTTATTGCCCCGATGATTGTCTTGTTATTAGTCTCTAATTTCGAGATAACAGCCGTTGCCATTTTATCAACTACATAATCCCAAAACTTGCTCATTAATCCGCGCTTATTCGCTCTCGCAGTTGCGTCATACAGCATTACTTCGTCATTATCCGCTAACGTATTTTTTGATGTGTATTCAGTCCATTTCGGCATGTTGCTGTCCTCCTTTAATTCAACTGATTTTTATTGATATAGTCTTCAATTGCCTTAATGTTTGCCGAAAGCCCATCGTCAAAAATGAGAAAATTTCCTTTCTCGTTCTGGCTCAAAACCTTTCCACTTTCGGTATCAATCGTTGAGTAGGTAAAGGCGATTCTATCGCCCTCTCCTGTTGACAGTTTCATAAATGATGTAAGCTTTTTAATCACGCTCATAATAATTCTCCTTCCATTTCTTGAATTAGTTTTTCTCTTTCCGAGAACATTTCATTCTCAATGTCGTTCAATCTAAAATTAACTTCCCTATCTTCTTTTCCGGCATTAAAGCGTATAAATTCTTTATTTTTCTGCTTTGCTTTCAGCTCCCACGCAAAATGCAAGCCTGGTGTTCCTTTTACCTTGAAATAAGTATTTGTCTTTTCAGCTATCCATGTTTGTCCCTCTCCTTCATTCTGTAAGAACACATAATACTCGATTCCTGTGTCGGTCGATTCCTGAAATATATCATCAATCATAATGATTGCGATTCCGTCATCTCCGATTACGCCACCGCCAAAATCTCCCAGAGTTGGAGTTGGAGTCTCGTAGCAGTAAAATAGCTGTTCTCCATAGTTTTCAGTGTCAGCTATTATGGATTTTGTTCCAGAAACCTTAAAATCGCCAAAAATACTAACATCTGAATTGAATTGTGTTCTTCCCAGATAATGTTTTGAACCGTCTGTAAAGCCACTTTCTGTTGTTGTATTATGTGGTGTTAAATTTAATGAGTTAGCGTAAGAGGATGCAATACCACTTGCGCTGTATTTAATAAATTGTCCTTGTGCATCCATAGCAAGCATTGATGGAGCGTTATATTCATTTCCTACGGAAATCTGTAGGGTTCCATTTTTTTTATTATAAATTCTGTTGTTTTGAATCGTAAATCCGCCTATAGTGGCTCCAATTGCCGCAAGCTCATTCAAGGACATTTTTTCAGCCGTGACCGCCTTAGCATCTAATTTTTCTGTGGTAATAGAACCAGCTGCTAGAGCATTAGCGGCTATGCTCAACGCTTTAATAAATTGTCCATTTACATAAATGTTTCCGTTTTCGTCTAAATAAATTCCCTGTGCCTTGCCACCATTGGTAAGCTTGCTGAAAATATCGACTTGTGTCTGTCCATCGACAGCTGATTTTGCTGAGCTATTAGCAATCTCATCGACCGTCTTTCCTTGTAGCGAAAAAGTCTTTGGAGCTAGAATAACATTTCCGTTGCTGTCGATTTCTAAAGTCACATTATTGTCGTCATCAATAACTTTCAGTCCTCGACCATTGATTCTCTCACCAGCAAGCAGTCCAGCCAGAATATATTTTGCATTAACGTATACTTTTCCATCTTTGATATAGATTCCCTGTTCAGTGCCGCCTTTTGTGAGTTTATTGAACACTTCATCCTGTCCAAGACTGGTATCATACTTATCAATTGCATTTTTAATATCGTCTTTGTCTGCATACTTGAAATCAATCCAATCGGATGCGTCAAACGCTCCGCCAACACGATTTACAGTGGATGTTTTGAGGGAAGCCTTTCCTTCACTATTGGTTGTCACCCACAAGTCACCTTCGTAATATGGCGGTTTTGGCTGAACCATATAGACAGATGACTTCCCATCTATCTTGTCTAACAGCTCATTTGGTATGGATTGTGGTTGCCAAATACCGGATTTGTAAATCCATTGAGTGTTATCAGAAGTATTGTGCCAAAGGTCACCTTCATGCTCTGCTTTCTCTGATTCCCATACCAAGATAATTTCATTCCCGGATTCATCCAGAATCTTGTTTCCGTCAATATCGCACCATGGTTGTTCCTCTGTTTTTGTCCATTTAAGAGAAGGGTCGTTTGGCTGATACCAAGTTTCAATTTTTCCATCAATCTGTGTTTTTAAAGAATTAAGAGAATCTTTAAAAACGCCATTGATAAATAAATCTAAAGAACTATCATCTGTGTATTTTGAAGCCTTTTCCCAATCTGAAGCAGAATAAGAACCGCTTGCTCTGGCAACTTTACATCTCATCAAATCACCATTAGAGCCTTGTGTCCATAAGTCTCCAATGTCATAAGGTGGCTCTGGCTGAACTACGAATACTCTGCGCTTATGATCTGCCGTATCTTGCGCTTTTTCTGCGGCGGCAAGTGCTAACGTGATATCGGTATCTTGTACCAATTGCCATTTCCAAGTTGCCCCATCTTGCATAAAACGGTATGCATATCCCTTGGATTTCCAGTAAAATAAATCACCCTCATGTTTCTTTCGCTCTTCGTTTGTAGTCCATCCAGAAGCCGGGATATTCTGTAAGGTCGGTTCATAGTCATAAAAAAAAGTCTCAATCTGTCCGTCGATTTGAGACTGTAAATTATTGATATCAGTTGTGTATGTATTGCTTATAAAATTATTTACTTCTGTTTCTGCTTTTTCCTTTGCAATTGCATTAACATCTTTTCCTTTGATTTGTACAGAATCTGCATTAATAATAACCCTTCCTGTTGTTACATCAACCAGGAAAGTTATATTTCCGTCTTTGTCAATTGCTTTAATAGTTCCTGTATTAATCCAGTCAGCATTAATACCTGTAGCAGTAAGAATTCTGGCAATCACATCACCATCAACAGTCATACCACCATTCCAATGTTGTCCGCCATCTGTAGAAACAGCCCACGCTTCCGCAGTCATTTTCCATACAATATCAGAATCGGATAACTGCGGCTTATTATGAAGATAATAGATGTTGCTTCCGTCCGGCTGTGTTTCTACTGTCGTGTATGTTCCAGAAGATTCCGCAAGGCGTTGCGATAATTCTTCCAGTGCCTTTTCTCTGGCGGTACGTTCATCTCTTAAATTCTTTTTGTTTTCTGCCTGTACTTGTTGATTAAGGGTATATTGTTTCTGCTTATTCCTAGATACGCTTTTAGCACTGCATTCAAGTTGCTCAAATGTGCCTGGATTCAAAGTAACAGAAGTTAGGAAGCTCTTATACTGTTTCCCGTTTCTGTCGGAAATCTCAATGGTGTCACCAGCTTCCCATGCTATATTAGTCAATGCGCCTGTAGTAAATGGTCTGAATTTTAGCCCCACGCACCTGTCTGCGATAATCTGGCAGATTTTCTCCCCGGAGCCCTCTTGAATTAGCTTATTATCACTGATTTCGATAACATAGCCAGTTTTCCCCGACTGATATGTTTTCGCTTCATTTTTAGAAGAATTTTCAACGTATTCTGCAACTTTTATGCCTGTTATTTCAACATCATACAACCATGGTGTGAATCCATTCGTATCTATGGCTGTAATACCCTTTTGCATAACAGTGATAATCTGTGCGCCAGCGGTATCTAAGATGTCTTTCCCTTCAATATCATTCCATGGTACTTCTGCCTTATTATAAAAATTTTCCGGTACTTCATTTTTGTACCAGTCAAGGCATAATCTGCCGTATGCATCTGTTTTCGCCCACTGGCAGCCCATCTGTGCTACCCATGCAATTACCTGTCGGAAAGTAATGCTGCTATCATCTGGTCGATTCTGGATTACAAAATCATCGTTATCAAATCTTGTTGATTGCAGTGTTACTCCGCACACCTCGCAAGCATCCTGGATGATCTGTAATCTAGTTGCCGGATAAGTCAGCTTACTTTCTGAATAATCACGATCAAATAATCGCATATAATCTTCGCATGTGAGGTTGATTATAGCTGTACTCTGGTACGGTGCATCTGTTACTGTCATGGTACAGATACGGATTTTCTCAATACCTGTAGATAATTCCATTCCGATATAGCAAACCACTCTTGCTCCATCCCAGATATAATCTGAAAATTCACCAGAAAAGTTGTTGATCTGCAATGTCAGCTTATTTACGATAGCTGCGCCGATATCAAAAGAACCGCTTTGCGATACTGCATCCTCAAATTTAAAACCATTAGACCATAAATCTTTGTCGGTAATGGATAATGTGCTTCCGTCTGTAAAGGTAAAATCTGCATATTTCAGATAGTTACGGTTCCCGCTATTCTGCTGTTCTTTAAATTCCGTTGATAAATTTCGCATATCTTACCTCTCGATAAAATCAAAACTAAGTCCTTCCATGCGCTCATTGCCTATCCACCAACACTTAAAAGGGGATTCCCTGTCGCCAACATAAAATGTTCTGGTTTCGTGCTTATTTGCAGATAGCAAGTCTGGATATGTGACCTGTATGTACTCTGGATTTACTGCCTGTATAATTTTGCAAGCAGTGTCCCAGTCTGGGCCATTCCAACCTACAGAAAGCTTTCGTTTCTGTCCAACTCTGTTTTTATGCATGGTCGTATCGTCTGTTCTGCCGGATTCTGATGCCGATATATCCTGTAATCCCCAAGTAAAAGAAGAAGGACAGGGCATTGCTACCCCATCCACTTTTAAAAATGCTTCTGCCATATGCTAACCCTCAGAAAGGGGGATATATCCCCTTTAATTTATTTAAAGTTTCATACTATAAAAAAGGACAATGCAAAAATTTGTCCTCTTTTTTGGCAACAAAAAAGCGCCTACCCCGAAAGGTAAACGCTTTAAAATTTGCTTATTATGATTTTATATTATAACATAGGTGGTTGGTATCATTCAGTATATTTTGGTATCATTCATGGTCTTCATATTCAACCATTGTCTTAACCACGCCGTAAAGCATATTGATATTTTTCTCTTTTGTGATTTTTTCAATCAGTTCTAAAATCTCTTCCTTACGTGTCATTCCACAATTCCTCCTAACGCTCTAATCAACTTCTGTTTACGGTTATACTTCAAAATCTCGGAAATCTGCCCCATCATATCGTCCATGGTCATGTTGCTCTTCATGCTGTTGCAGCGCTTACAAGCCAGTTGCAGATTCTTAATATCATTGGTGCCGCCCCGGGACAGCGGTGTAATGTGGTCGATTGTCATTTTCTTGAATTTAACAGGCTTACCGCATATTGCACATTTTCCGTTGCACTTGGCGTAGACGCTCTTTTTCTGAAAGTCATTGAACTGGATTCTGTTTGCCATAATATCACGCTTTCTGCTCCATATCTTCAAGAGACTTAAACGCCTGTTTTGCTTTCCAGGCATAATCGCACAAAATCAACAGTTTCATGGTCATAAAGTCCTTGTTGTACGCAAAGAAAAATCTTTTCTCTTCGTCCATTTTTTCTGGGTCATTAAATCCGTACTGTTCCATGAAATCATCCAAAAGGAACTTGATTTTATCAATACTGTCCTCTACTTCGAACATTGTGTTTTCTCTATCCATATTTTCTGTCATTTTATTTTCCTCCTGTGTAATCCGCGTATCCTGTTAAAACATTCTTTCCTGTGCGTTCTCGTTGTCAATCAGTTCTTCCAGATAAATCGGTGGCTTATAATCTTCAACCAATTTTACCGCTTTCTCGCACTGTTTCCGTTTGATTGCCTTATATGTAGTCACGCCAAACTGTCGGCGCACCTCATTGTGAATATCTCTGTACAGTTTCGCTCTCAGAGAGCCATTTTTATAGGCATTGCTGGACTTTCCGCCCAAGACCTTTGTTCCTTTTGATTTCACGGCATTTGTCACCTTGTCCATCTCTACGCCAAGAAGCGGTAAATCCTGTTTGAAATCTTCCAATTCCTGTTTCACGGTGTCAACTTTCTGCTCTACCTGGGTTACTCGCTTGTCTACTACGATAACTGCCTGTAATTCTTTGGAGATTCCAGAAAGAACTGGATAATCATAGGTTCCCGTCTTTCTAATGGATGGGAGTACTTCTTTTGTAACCCACGACTTAAATTTCTTTGCGGATTCTAACTTGCTTCCGAAAATAAGGGCGTAAAGACCGGATTCGTTGATTACCGTTACATCTCTTTTCTGACCTGCAATCGTGATTTGCGATGTCAGCTTATCGTCAAAGTCTACATGCTTTCCGATAGCATCCGCAGTATTTTTATATCCAAGTGCCGTTGCTACATCTTTTCCAGCAAACCAAGGCTCTCCGTCAATCATAGTTGTTCTGATATTTCCAAATTCTGGATTATTAAAAATCTGTAATTCGTTCATATAGAAAATCCCTCCAATTCAAGAAAAAATAGTTGACCCATGGAGGTATATTGTAGTAATATTTACATATACCTTTTTGGTGTGGGTATCCGTCAACTTTCCTAGGGCTAGCGGATACCCATTTTCAGTTATTCTCCGATTTCTTCGTCAATCTTTTCGTTTAGCCATGCGGTCTTTGTCTGACCTTTTTCTTTCAGTTTTTTATCCAATGCTTCGAGTTTTTCTCGTTTCACTGAAACACTAAACTGTCCGATAGTTTCACGACGCTTTTTAAAGTATTCGGAGCCATCTTTTCTAGCAACCACAAAATCACCTCTCTTTTAGTTGCTAGCAATATAATATAATAGTTGCTAGCAAAAGTCAACTAGATTTTCTATATTTTTGGAAATTTTATTTTTCCTCCTGTGTATCCCTGTGAAAATCTAATTAAAAGAATCTCTGCTGTGCATTTTCTGTATCAATTTCATTCTTCAAGAAAACTGGCGGTTTATATTCTCCAATAATCTTGACCGCCTGTTCAACCTGGCTTCTCTTAATTGCCTTGTAGCTTTTGACCTGGAACTGGTAGCGCAGGTTGGAATGAATGTTACTGTAAACCTTCTGGCGAATGGAACGGCTATTGTAAGCATTGGATTCCTTGCCACCAAGTACCAGTGTTCCTTTTCTCTTTACGGCTTCCGTGATTTTCTCCGCTTCAATCGGGAGAATCGGTAAATCCATTTTCAAAGTCTCAAACTCTGTCTGAATATCGTCAATCCGCTTATTCAGTTCTACGTTTCCCTGTGCTAGAAGCTGAATCTGTTCGGGAATAGTCATTGGTACTGGGTGGCGAACTGTTTCTTTTAATTTGTCCTCTACTTTGAGAAAATATTGTCTGGCTTGTTCACCTTTGGCGCTCTTTGACTGCATAGAAAGTTTCTTTGCAAAGCTGGCAGAGAGTTTATAATCTTCTCTTTGAATAACGCCACCTGTCGGTGTCTCCTCCTCAAGGAAGAGTCGCAAATAATCCTCATTTTCGGTTGCGAAATCATTTTCTGCAATGTTTCTCTTACACCATCTAGCAAAATTTTGTGGCGCTAACTCAAGAAAAGCATATAACTTTCTGGCAGTAGTCATACCCTCTTCATCAATACCAAGTGCAATCTCAATAGGTGTCTGGCTTGCTGTGTTAATTGTGATTTCGTTCATATATAAAAATCCTCCTGTGAAATTTTAATTTTTTATTTGCAAACAGGAGGTATACAGTGTTATAATTTGTATAGCCTCCTATTTGGTGGCAGAAGCATTTAAGAGATTCTTAACTTTGGTCGGTCGGGAATCTCTTATTTTTTATCACTCTGGAACATTTTATCATACTGCATTTCAATCCCAATTCTTACAATTTCAGACCTTGTAGTAGCCTTTTCAAGTGCAACAGCATCCAGTTTTTGAAGAGTTTTCTTGTCTAATCTTGTCCTTAACATATAGTCTTTTGGATTGTCAGTTAATTTTGTTCCGATTTTCATAGCAGCCATTTATATCACCTCTCTTTCTTCGTTGCTACAATCCTAGTATAGTGTGTAGCAACAATCCTGTCAAGCATTATTTTAACTTTTTTCAAATTTCCTATTCCACTATTCATGTTAGAGTGGTAAAATATGTATATCATACTAAAGAGGGGGATTTTAAATGAGAAAAAGAAAGAAAATAGACAAGATAACAGGAAAAATAAAATGTCCGAAATGGTCTTGCAGAAGTGCTAATGTCCAGATAATCGGTCATGGTCTGTTTTCTACCAAATATCAGTGTAGAGATTGCGGACGAATATTTAAAGGGTAAAAAGGCTAGGGAGAAATCCCTAGCCCTAATCTTATCAGTTAATGTATTCAACATCTATGCTTGGCAATGTAACTTGTTTCCCAAGAAGTGTTGTAGAATTTAATGTTCCGCTACAAGTTCCGTATACGGTTACCCAATCTCCTTCTAGGTAATGTGTTTCGCCATCCTCATAGCTATATGAACAATCCCATTTATTACCGTTTCCGTCAACAATATACAACGTATATCCACCGAATATTCCTTCTAATGACTGATCTATTGTTCCAGAGACAACACAATGTTTTTTATCGTAACTGTCTGGATTTCTCAATATATCATTATAATCTAACGTCTGGCAAAGTGCCTTGTATTCGTCCTCTGAAACTTCTTTTGAATTAGCAACTTCTTCTGTCACTACAAAATACTGTGATAAACTATCATCTGAAGCATCCTTTTTATAGCTTTTAGCTTCATCACCTTTTGCAAATACCATACAATTCTCTAAATTTATGGAATCTCCCATAAATCCCCATGAATCTACATTTGATACTGTTCCAAGAATAGCAACCACATCATCATCTTTAAGACCGCTTTCATATTTTGCATACAATTTACTATCAGATACATTAAAATTACTCATCATGTATTTATCACCAATAGTAACTTGCACCTTATTGTCTTTAATCTCACTTATTGTTGCTACAGTATAAATTTTAGCTCCGCTCATATTGACTGCATATTTATATAAATCGCTGTCAGTGATATAAGAATATTCACCAGAATTAAATGTTTGTAATTCATCATCAAAAGTAATTGGAGCCACATTCTGTTTTTTCTCTTCTACTGTAGGAGTTGCTTTTCTTTCGTAACTACTGGATTTTTCCGTCTGCGTTTTGGATGTATCTGCTGTTTTCTCTGTTTTAGATGAATACCAGCCAATTAGAATAAACACAAGGCAGATAAAACCAAAATAGTTTGCGCATCCCCCTTTTTTCTTTTTCTTGGTAGCTGTCGGCTGTGGCGTGTACTGTGGTTCTGGTGCAGAATATGTTTTAGGTTTTTCGATATTCTCAATAGTTGTTCTGGTCTTGTTTGCTTCGCCCCTGTCGCAATTATCCATTACACTCTTTTCAAGCATATACCATTCAACAACATATTGTTTTTTGAAGTACCGCTCCGCAATCTCTGTTGTAAATTCTTTTGCCTGTTCATATGCGGAAGAGCCTGTTGATAAGCAAATTTTGAAAGGCTTTGCGTATTTCGGAATTGAAAAAGCAACTTTCAACTGTACTCTCCCTAAATCGTCTGGTTCTTCTTTATCATAATTCAATACAAAATCCATAGGATTTGCTTCAAGTAACAAATTTCCTTTGTAGTAAACCTCAATATTCGCTTTTGAAGCCTTGATTCTCATGGAATCTAACATCTCAATGTCGTATTCCTTTTGCTTCTGTGGCGGTTCCTGTGTTACATTTCCCTGTGTTATCGGGAATCCACAGTTCGGGCAACTTGCCGCTTTATCACTTATTTCCTTGCCGCATTCTGGACATTTAATCAGTGCCATAAATATCCCCCTCCTTAGTATGATACCCATATTGTACCACCTTTGGGCGTATTCTGGAAGCACTATTTCGCTTTTCTATCAATTTCCGCAGTTACGGCAAACAAAAGAGCTTCGGCAAATTTTGCTCCGACCGAATCGGAGTATTTATCGTGAATCCGGCTTGCTTCCATGGTGAGATTTTCCCACTGCGGAATATCATCTTTTGAAATAAAGGCATACTTCTTGTGGAGATTCCATATTTCCTGCCAGATGGAAAAGTAAGTCTGTTTAAAGTCCATCAATACCACTTCTCCTTCAGCTGGTTAATCGGTGTTCCGGCAACTCCGGCACTTTCTCCGTTGTCTGTTGCCTTGAAGTATGCTCCCGGAATCTGAGGATACATAAATTCAAACATCAAATAATTGGCTGCATCACAAAGATATTCTGTGTTTCCTGTCTCACGATACTTTTTGATACACATATCGTGGGATTCCAGGGCGTTTACCAACTTCTCCCCGAAGTTATCCTTTGCCGTACCGTATTTGTAAAAGCTTACCTCAACCCTATTCTGGCGCAATTTATCGAAACGGTCTGAATATTCTGTTGGAAGTTCTGTTCCTATTTGGCTCATATGTTTTAATTCTCCACAATTAGTTGATTTCTTTGTTCAAATTTCAATTTTCTTGGCTTGTGCCTATATTTTATCGGGTGAGAGGTTTTTGAAACGGATTTGGCTATTTTATCGCAGTAATTCTTTGTCAATAATCTGGAAATTCGCCCTGTGGATATAAAGAGCTTTTCCGTCAATCATTAACTTTGTCATTTTAGGTAGATCATCCGGTATTTTCCAGAACACCTCGTCACCAGAATATGCGGCTATTGGCTGTCCAAGTTGGGATTTGATTACTACAACCCTGGATTTCCCGAAATAATTTTTATAATAATTCACAATCCCGGCTATGTATGTGTTCTCTGAAATCTTCCCGGTTGAATGGCTAATTATATTCTCCTGTGTAAAATCAACCTCTGGCTTCAATCCTTTTTGCTCAAAAATACAAGTATCACCACAGCTTTCAATTTCTTTACCGTCAATCAGAATTGTAATAACGGAAGATACGTCATAGCTTGTTGTTTCGTTACCCTCACTATCGTAGCCCTTGGATTTGGTTTTATTCCCGGCAATGTTGATCTTGTCCCCAGTAGTAGTCATAACCTTTTGACCGTAGTTGTCGTATGTATAGATTGTGTAGCTGTTACCGGAAAGATTTCCTTTCACGTCATTCATGTAATCGTCATTCGCTGCACAGCCTGTTAGCCATGTGATAATGCAAATACAGATAATGGTTGCCAGTAGTGCTTTGATTCTTTTCATGGTTTTTGTCCTCCCTCATATGTCTCATAATCAATCGTTCCCAGATCACCATACACATCTGGATAATAAATTCCAACCCAGAAGTTATCCTCCATTGCTTTGTAGTAAGTTACTTTTACATTCCATCTCTGTACCTCGTCAATAATTTCTTTGTTGAGAAGTCCGAATTGATCTCGGCAAGCTTCATTTTCCAGTTTATAAGTCAATGCTTTGTATTTCTCGGCATTTGCCTGTCTGGTGGCGGTAATATTAGTTTGAGTGATAAGTAAAATCAATCCAAATACCAGGAACCATATTGCACTGATGAAGGAAATTACCACGCCAAAAGACAATATAAATCCACTCACATTTGAATACTCATATTTGTAGCTTAAAGATTCGCCTATTCTATTTGCAATCAGCATAACAACGCCGACTGTAAAAATGATTATTGATAGCCAAAATATCATAGTGTGTCCTCCCTGTCCCATTCTGTGTCAGATTTATCTGACATAATAATATCGTTAGATATTATTCAAAATATAATTCTTTCTCTTTTTCTTAATCTAAATCTATATCTAAATCTATATCTAAATCTATATCTAAATCTATATCTAAATCTAAACCTTTATCTAAACCTTAATCTGAGTGCGTCTACTATGCGTCTTTTGTGCGTCTAAAAAAATAAGAACTCTAAATTCGTCATTTTTATATTATATTTCACCAAAATTCAACTTGTAAAAATACATATTTTCTCTGTTATGCTGATTTTTACAGATTTTTGTATCGAAATAAAATTCTTATTTATTTCTTATTTAACGCTTATTTTTTCTTATTTGATGCAAAATAAAAAATTATTTTAACTTAAATTAAAACTTGTTTTTCCTTATTTGCTCCCTATTTAATGCTTATTTACTATCATTAATAGTAAAATAAGGTCTTATTTGAGCAATTTAATTTTCAGATAAAGCCTTATTTTACCGAAATTAATTATTCAAACAAGCTAAATACGTCTTTGCAAAATTCCTCATAGTCGGTATTCCCGACCAGTGGCATTTTATTTCTCAGCTTTTCCATTGCTTTAAAAAACTTGACTTGATCTTTGTTCCAGATTTTACAGGAAACAAGAAGATACTTCTCTTCTGTATGTCCATATTCTTTTCCAAAATTCACCCGAATTTTCTCATTCTTAAAAAGTTGGTCTGCCAGATACTCTTCTGTATCTGCAAAAATGTATTCACTGCGGAATAAATGCTTTTGGATTAAGATGTAATTTTTATATGACATGATATTCCTCCCTGTGAAAAATGTTCCATTTTAAATCGAACCTTTCCAGACCTCATTTTAAATGCGGGCTGTCTAAAAATTCAAAATCATGCGGCAATTTTATTAATTCCTTTATTCAGAATAAATTCTTTTATTTCGTTATATCCCCAGCCATATCCGACTAATGCGCTCACAAGCATTTCTGCATTCTGGATTTTCACCAAATCTTCTTCTGAAAAATAATCTCTCATACTTTCTTTTTTTGTGATTCCGAATTCCTCTCTTAGTTGCTTGGCGTTTTTACCAAATATGGACTTGTAAATAACGTCCGTATATGTAGAATAGGCATGTCCGTGCATTCTTTCATTTTCAGAAGATTGCTGGATTGCCTTTGTCAATGCCTGTCTTACTGCTATTCCTTTAGCTCGTTCAAGTTCTGCTGCACGCTGCTTTTTAAAAGCAATTTTTAAGGATTGTTCGCAACCAATAAAATAGTTTCTTGCTTGTTCTCCTCTTTCAGATTTTGATAGCATTGAAAGTTTTTTGGCGAAATGGGCAGTTATCTTATAATCAACAGTTTTATTACCCTCGACATAAATGTCGAACCCCCAATAGTCTTCATTTTCTACCGCAAATGAATTGTCGATAATATTTGTTTTCGCCCATCTTGAAAATTGTCCCTGTGCAAGTCCTAAAAATGAATATAGTTTTCTTGCAGTAGTCATGCCTTCTTCGTCAATCCCAAGTGCAATCTCAATAGGTGTCTGTTCACTTGTTATCAAAACTTCATTTTCCATTCTCCATTCCTCCTTATATTGATGGATAAAATAAAAAGAGCCGCCAAGTAAGATAAAAATTCCTCAAAATCGAGAAATATTAATTTCTTCTTAGCGGCTCAAAAATCAAGACCGTGTGTACTTCTTCATTGAAGAAATTATACCACACAATCAGTCAAAAATCAATATGCCGGGGATGGTTTGAAACGGCTATCCGTATCATTCTGGGCTTTTGTTACTGCTTTTGCAATCTCGCTTCCATCCAGAATAATGCTGTTCATAATGTACTGCGGATTCTTGTTTCCGCTGTTCATACTCATTGCCATTGCAACTCCTTGTGCTACTGCTTTTGCCATTTCTTCTTTTGTAAGTCCCATGCTTCCGTCTGAGCTGGAAACAATGCTGTCTGCGATCTTCTTCATTGTTCGTGGGTTTTCCAGTGGAAGAACGGCTTCAGAACCAGCTTCACCGATACCGATTACCTGTGCGCCATTAAAAAGACCACCTTTGGCGTACCAATTAGGCTTGTAAACTGGTGTAGAACTGGTTTTTCCACCTCCAAGATCATGTTTTCTCCACTTTGAAATATAATAAGTCAGAGTCGGTAAATGTACTTGTTTCATGCCATCAGCAAATGATTGAGCAGTTTCCCGACCAATTGATGTAAGATTAACATTAAATAGCCTTTTAATTTTATCCGAAATCCCAGACAAATTAGATTCTGTGTAGGTTTTCATTTTTCCAGTTTCCGTGTCAACTTTACCAGAAGCCTTTTCCCAAATCTGGTTTGTATTGATCAGAACGGAAGACCAATAGCTTTGAATAGTGGTCATAACCTTACCCATTATATCTTTGGTATCGGTGTCCATGGTTCCGAGAGCTGTCGATACAGCACTTGCAGAATTTCCCCAATTGGTTTTAGAGTTGGTTTCAACATCATCATTCGTGTTCTTTATCTTTGACCAAATGGAAGGCATTGTGCTTTCTGTTCTTTTTTTCATTCCAGCCATTGCAGTGCTTACGGCAGTATTGGCGAGACCAAAACCAGTTTTTGTCTTGGATGATACGGATTCGGATGCTGTTGCAACTGATTTGCTCATTGTTGATGAAGCTTTCGGAACATCTTCTGAAAAAGCTTTTATAACTTTTCTTGTGTCAATTCCCATCTCTGCCATTTTATCCATCAATGCTTGGAATGCGGCTCTAGCTGTTGCACCAGATAATTCTTGCTGTTGAAGGACAGTACTTAATTCATCAAACTGCGTTGGAGTGATTACTGCTTGATATGAAAGTCTTTCCAGTGCAGATTTCGCATTATCAAACTCAGTTCCCATTGTTCCAATGTATTCATTAATATTTCCGATATGGGAATTTGTAGAGGTATCGGATTCCTCCATTGCCTGTTTTAATGCTTGCTTAAATGTATCGGAAGAAATTCCAAGATTTTCAAGTGATGTTTCTACAGTTTGGAGCTGTCCATCAAAATCAAATGCATTGTCTTTCACATTTTTCAAATCGCCACCAAGCCCAATAAATTTATCCCCAGAAACTCCAGTTTGGTCTTCAAGTATTTTCAAGGCTTTTCTGACAACTTCAAAATCGTTGAATGCGTCCGCTGTGGAATCTTTAAAGTCCATAGCTTTTTTTACTTGTCCAAGTCCTTCCATGACAAATGCGGTTGCGCCCAAATTGGTTGCGTATCCCCAAAATCCTTGGAATTGTCCACCAGCTGTTTGTGCGACGTCACCAAGATTTTTTATCTTTTCAGCAAGGGTAGTAAATCCTCCATTTCCTGCGGATTCTGCCGCATCCCCTAAATCTTTTATTGCTTCTTTTGCTCCACTCGTGCCATCTCCAAGGACATCTGCTAATTTTTCAGCAATGAGATCAGCATTTTCTTTGGCAATAATTTTTCCGCCAATGTGATCAATAAGGTTCCATGCAAGTTCTCCAATTCCGCTTACTTTAAGAACATTTACGACAAGAAAGGCTTTTCCAAGAATATCAACAAGACTTCCAACAAGCGGATGGTCTTCTTTTATTCCATCCACCAATCCGTTAAAGGCACTTGATAAACCACCAAGAATCAAATCAGCCGCAGTACTAAGTATTTCGCCCCAAGGCAACTCTCCTAAGAATGTTCCAACGCCTTGTCCAAACTCATAGAAAGTGTCTTTTGTAAGCGTATTTTTCAACGCCGTACACAGGTGAGATATGAAATCTCCAAGTGCTTGTCCATTTTCTTTCCAGTTTGTTTTTTTCAAGAAAGTAGAAATTCCCTCTGTGATATTATTAGTAAGTTCATCCCAGTTTACAGTTTTGGTAAACGCAGCCAAGCTTCTAAACGCTCCATTTAAAATTCCAGATAAAGAATCTGCAATATCCTTCATGGAAATTTTGGACACAGCGCCATTTAAAGCTTTTCCAAGTGAACTACCAAGCTTATCCCAACCAGTTACACCAGCGCCGTCCTCTTCTGACATACGTTTTACAAATCCAGATAGAATTTTCCAGGAAATCATAAACTTATTTCCAAGCAATTCACCCAGATTAGTCCAGTTGATTTCATCCAGTGCGCCGATTAACCCATCACCAATATTTCTGCCGATTAATCCAAAATCAATACCGCCATCACCAATAAGCTGATTAAGAGTATTTACAGCTGTGTTGATTCCCGTCCCGATAGTTCTTCCAAGCAAGTCAAAATCAAGTCTGGTATTTAATGAATTGAATGCTCTTGTAAATGCGTCTGTAAACTCAGTTATTTTCGGGGCAACATTTTTCCAGTTAATAACCTCATACACCTTGCTCATTCCGAGATTAAGCATATCGGCAATAGTAGTTCCTACACCCTCCCAGTCTTTCGCCAGGAATGCTTTTCTAATTTTGGAAGCCCATTTGTTAATAGGTGTTTCATCGACAGTCAAAACTTCGTCCAAGGAATCTTGTATTCCTGCAAAGCTATCAGCCAAATCGCCAAGTCCAGAACCAAGGCTTTTAGATGCAGTCCCGGAATCGTTTGAGTTATCAGCAAGCTGATTTAATTGGTCGAATGGTAATACAGAAAGTGCCTTTTTCAGCTTCTTTGCAGATGATGTAGCGTCATCCAATCCAGAAGAAGCATCATCCACAGCCGTTTCAATTCCACCCAGATCAGATACAACATCACTAACACCAGTCTGTGAACCTTTAAGCTTCTTTCCCATCAATACATACATGAAGTTACGGAACACATTCGCAGCTTGCATAAGCTTTGCCATGAGAGCGTTAAGTGCTTGAATAGCAGGAAGAATACCAGCAATCAAACCTTGCCCGATTACTGCGGAAAGCGACTGGAAATTCAGAGTGAGTAAACGAACCTGGTTTGCCCAGGTGCCGCTTGTCCTGGCGAAATCCCCTTGCACATCTCCTGTAACTGACATTAAATAGTTGTATCGAAGAGCAACTTTTTCAGCTTGGGACATTGCGTTATAAGATGTTGTAATTCCCCTTGAAAGGGCATAAGCCTCCATATTTGCAACGGATAAATTAATACCCAATTGTCTTAAAGGCTCAATTTCCCCGGAAATTCCAGCGCGTATTTTCTGAAAAGCAGTATCGGTATCAATGTTGTAAAATGATGCAATATCCCCGGCTAATCCAGCAAGAGAAATTGACATTTTAGAAGCTGCATCTTGCGCAACACCAGATGATTTCATCATTGCCATCATGGTTCCAGAATATTGCTTTGCTGCCAATTCGGATAATCCAAATTGTTCTTTTGCCGTAGAAGCAAATTTATAAGCTTTATCAGACATGCTGCCAAACGCAACATCTACAACGTTTTCAACCTCTGTAATTTGAGAGCCTAAATCAACTGCGCTTCTTCCAAAGTCAACAATACCTTGGATTGCCTTAAATCCAATTGCAGTTTTAAAGAGTGCGCTCAGATTAAAGGATGCAGTTTTCAGTCCAGAGCTACCGCTTCCAAGACGCTGAAACCCACCAATGATAGTTTTTATGCCACCACCAATTTTAGAAGCAGTTTTACTTACAAGATTTCCAAGACTCAATGTACCAGATGATAACTTAGAAAAAGCACTGGATATGGAATTTGTTGCAGTATTCACCTTGCCGCCAGCACTTGCCAACTGCGCCAGTGCTTCCGTCATGCGGATGGTATTCTCACTGATTTTTGGAGCATTTTCCATTACTTTGAAAAACTTCTTTGTTTCTTGCGCCAGATTTTGCAATTGTCCAGCGGTCTGGCTAGTCTTGTTTCCAGCACTTGCCAGTCTTCCGATGGATTGTACAAATAAATTAGTTGGTTCAGAAACATCACCAACTCTGGATAGTGTTTTTATTACGGATTTTAATTGTTTTCCAAGCCCAGGAAGCGCAGCTTCCACCTGTCTTGCCTTATCACCAGCATTTACAAGTTTTTGCAAAGAAGAAACAAAACGGTTGGTGCTGGAAGATACATCTGGGAGATCAGAAAAGCTTTTCATGGAATTTGCAATTTTATCCAAAGTGGTTGTGTCAAAATTATCCGTTTTGACTTCCATTAGCCTTTTGACTGCATTAATTCCTTGGATTACTTTTGAACCACTAAAATCAACAGTATTAAGAACAGACATAGAGTGTGCCACTTTCTGTATACTGTTAATTGTTTGCTGTGCATTTGAAGAATCAACTTTTCCAAGCTTTTCAATAGCTTTTGTTACTGAATTAATATTTTTAGCATCTATTTTGGGTACAGAAATATTCTGTAAACCGCTGATAGACAATAAACCAGACGCAAAATCTTTAAGTGATTTCCCACTTCCATCCAATGCTGAAAAATTTACACGTGATATGCTGGTGAGTTGCTTTGTAAGACCACCAAGATTAGGTAAGGAAACTCTAACACCATTTAATGTTTTTATGGATGCAGATACTCTTCCTATTTCTCTGGCATAATGGCGCAATCCACCTGTATTCAGATTCTTAAATGAACTGTTTACGTTCAAAAGTTTTCTTGATAAGTTCTCAAGTGACCGAACAGCTTTTGCCGTACTACTTCTAACCTGTAAATCAAGGGTATCAATGGTGTTATCCGCCATTTTCAATTTCCCTCCTTTTTGCATAAAAAAATAAAGGGCAGACAAGACTAATCATCCTGCCTGCCCTCTTCGTTACCTATCTCGTCAAGTTTCGCATTTGCTTGTTTTACAAGAAGCTCAAAGTATCTTTCTTCTTGCTTTAATTCCTCTTCTGTTTTTTCATCATAAATCTTTTCTGGAAGCAATTCTTTTTTATCATCACTTCCAAATGGCTTTTTGGGGTATGAAACCTTGGAAGAAAGTGCACTTGCTATAGCAATTTGAACATACGCACCAGAAACCCAGGATTGATAATCAATCAATTTGCTCTTCTGATTAATTTCATCTTCTTTTTGGTTTCTCCAAGCTTTTAATCGAAGTTGAAACTCTTTTATGGTGCAATGCAAAAAATCACGTTTACTCATGCCAATTCTTACAGCTTCTGGATAAAGTTCACCCCAAATTACTTCTCGGTAGCTTTTTTCTGCGGATTTACTGATTTCTTCTTTGTTTTGGAACTCTTGAACACTTCGTCCAGAAATGTCCCGATTCCGGTCAGATTGAAAAAATCATCTTCCTCCATCTGTTCAATGCAAAGTTCAAGAACTCCGTAGAAATTTCCAGTTTCATCACCAGAATGTTCGCGAAGATAACTTGCAAGAAGTCTTTTAGCTGCCGCAATGTTCGGAACTTTCCCATCTCCATCTGGATGATCTCCGTGATGTTCCATGAGTCCGGCATAAAATACTGTAAGTGTAGTCTGTGGAATATTGGAAACTCCGGCTATAATTTTAGAAACATCTTTTTCATCAGATGCCAGTGCGAGTGAAGAAAATAATTCAGCTGTTCCCTTAACACAATCAGCATATAGAGATGCCTCAATTGTGTATTCTAGTTTATAGTCATTTCCGCCAATAGTTAATGTTTTATACATGGCCTATCCTCCCAATAATAATTACTCTTCCTCTGTTGGCTTGATCGCGGTATCAGCACCAACATACTCATTGATAGTCAGAGACATGGAAACTGTAAGAAGTCCGTTCTGGTCTCTGGCTGGTTTTGGAATCTTTGTTGGTGGCTCAATTTTGGTAAAAAATGCCTTTTGAAGAGAAGGGAAATACTCTTCATACCACATTGATAAGCCAGATGCCTTTCCAGTTTTGTATGCAGCAATAAGTTTTTCCCACTCATCAATTGTTTCGTCTGTAACGTTTACTGTTACATTGAATGTTCCACCTGTAGAACCACGTCCAGCAATTGTTCTTTCAATTTCGTCTTCCAGTGCAGACGCATCAATCGTCTCTACATCAATGGTAATTTCGTCAGAAGCGTTGATTCTGTGAAGCATTATAAATTTTGTAGGCTTAGTACCAGCCACTGTTTCAACGGCATATCCAGTAAGAGAACCAACTGTAGATACACCAGCAATATTGCCTTTTTCTGCCATTTCTATATCTCCTTTTCTTTCTATCAAACTATAAACTGGCTCTATGACTCTCTTGCACGTAACCCTGTGCCGGGAGATAGCGGATCACCGCCTTTCTACTCTTTTTTTCCTGATTGCTTAATAAGTTGATTCACATAATTACTTAATCCGGCAACGATAACACCTTGTGTAATTGCGGTAAACAGTGCCATTGCAGCTTCTTGTGAACCGGAAACTGTAGATGTTGCAAAAACATAAAGACCGCAAATTAATACACCAAGAATTCCTAAAATCATTGGAATAAATTTGTCAGAAATATTCTCTGACTTTTTAATCATTTCTCCGATAAAATAAAGAAATACAACGACAATAAGTAATTCTGGCTTTACATAACTTAAAATCTGATCCATAATCTCACCTCGCTTTCGTTTTTGGAATAAAAAAAGAACGTCTATGCGTTCATTTGGTTTAAAGTAATTTTCCTGTATATATCCGGCTGTATCGACTCACAAGCTTTTTGATTCCACTGTCGCCAAAAAACATAGGTTCCGGTCCGTATGTACGGCGGAATCCCATGCTCACCATAGTTTTGTGACTTATCTTGTCCAATTCATACAATCTGGTTAATGCTTTGCTCCCAGATGTGAAGCAATTTACTTGAAATGATGGTATTGTTGCACATTCATCTCCTTCAAGGTCACCTCTCGTAATTGGATTTCCAAGCATATAAAGCTGTGCATATGCTTTTTTGTCAGAAGCATTTGTTTCGCTCCCGTCCATGGAATAATTGTCTGCGCCAGTAATCTTAGAAACAGCCTCTCCCCATTTTGAAAAAACTTCCAGTACAGGGGATTCTATTGTGTCTGGCATATCTGTCACCTCACAATAAAAAATGCGCCCACCTTTATGGTGAACGCATTGCATGTTATGCTACAATTTAACACTGTAATCATAACATAATTGGTTAGTATCATTCAGTATATTATGGTATCTTCTTTAAGAAGAGAATACCTCTTTGGCAATTTTGCGAACAGCAATAATAACGGCTTGTTCTGCGTGATACATAGGCATGTACGCTCTATTTCCATATGAATGGCGTGTTTCTCCACTTCTTTCGTCCGTATACCACCATCCATAAGGTGAAAATGCATGGGTTTGTCCGGGGTATGTACCTACTCCGTATTCAGAACCAGAGGGCAGAGGGTAATTGTTTGAACCATATGTGATACCAGCTGAAAATTCAATGAACAACACTTTTTCACCAGATAGTCTAACAGAAGCCCCGACGATATTTCCGTTTTGATCATTAATGATTTCTGTATAGTAAGAGCCTTTTTCTTCATCCGGGATTGACTCCATGGTCGTTTGAATAACATCCAACCCGATTTCAGACAATCGTTTTACAAAAATCTCATTTTTCCTCTGTAGTTCATTTTGGTAAGCTTTTAATTTTTTGAGGGCATTTTGAATAGATTTCGTTGATAAGTCGCATTTTATTGTCTTACCCATCCTCGTTTCCTCTCTTAGAAATTCCGTATCTGGCAATATTGCCCTTTTGTGTGTCTAAAATCTTCTTTAGCATGTAGTCTGGCAATGCTGCAGGCTCTCCATTTTCGTCCAAAATAAGGCTTCCATCCTCGCTTATTTGTGGGATTCTGTCTATCCAAAATATATCTGCTTCCTGTGGGTGAAAATTTCGATTAAAGCTTGTAATATACCTGTCATAATCTGGCACTATTCCGGCTGCGATTTCTTCCGGTGTTCCGGCTGTAGATGATACGGAAAAAGAGTACAAAGCTGGTTTCTCATAAACTTTAATGCGGTCTAATCCTTCTGTTTTTTCGGATATTCGTGACCAGTATACCTTTTGCTTTTGACGGACTAATCCTCTCATATTTCCTCCTTCTTAAATTTGATTGATTAACTAAAACTTCTTTTAGTTAATTACTTACCATCTGGATATTCCTCTTTATACAGCATTTCATATTCTTCCACAGGAAGTTTTCCTTTTTTCACATACTCAATACCATATTCTCTTACTTTATCCTGATATTTCTCAGGAATTGCATCATATGTAATAGTTCCTACAATCAATCTGTTAAAAAATACTTTTGCCATCATTTTATTTCTCCTTTTCTTATTCAGCATTTCCAAGTGTTTCAAGCAGTTCGCAGACAGCAATCTCAAGGTCATTGATACGTTCTTCATTGCTTACCACCGTTTCTTTTTTCTCAAAGTCTGATTCAACCAGACCAAGTTTCTCAATCATTTTCTTCTGCATTTCAGTCATTTTGCCACCTCCGCTAAAGATATTACATATTCCTCAGAACTTGGTACAGGAATTCTGTAATCATTACCGTTGCTGTTTTTGAACGTCAGTGTACCGCCTACTTCAACTTCAAGAGGTTCTTGGAATGTATTGCCTATGATATCCGAGATGTCAGAAACAATTGGTTCGGCAAGTTCATAGCAGAGCATGATTCCATTGATCTTGTTTTTGAAATCGTTTTCATCGGTACAAAATGTTGATTTCACCGTGAACTGAAGAGGGTATGCCATTTCACTATTACCTATACTATATTCGTATTCATTTCTATTAATATCGTTTACTTTTACGATATTAAATTTCTCACATATTGAATTTCCACTGTATGTGCTATATCTTCTTATGACTGTGTTAAGGCTGCCGCTTTTATATGTTGCATTGCCATCACGCTGAGCGTCACCAGACTCCATCCAATTCAACGTCCCCAAATCCACTTTGTCAACTCTCTGGATATACTGCTTATTCTCCCAATTCACTTCATTTCTCACATCCCCAGCTGACCAACCGTAACCAGGAAGATTAAGAATGGCTTGTGGAATAGAGTAATGTGTTTCTTGAGTTTTGGTATCTGAATATGTAATTTCATTCACAGAAGCGCTCATCAACTCTCCTGCATTATACGGATAATAGTCTGCTGGAAACATAGCTTCAAATTCCTCTTGTGTGGATGGTTCGTTGCCAGTACCAAACATTTGTGTGAGATCAAAAATATTCATTCGCATCGTAATATTATCCACGGTTACTTTGTCTTTTACAAATATTATTGGATTAAAAGCGTAATTATAAATTACTGCTTTTTTTAGTGGGGAAGAACCGCCGTTAATTGCAAAACCATAATTTCCATCAGAATATTTATCGGCTTTAACTAAATATTTATGACCTGATACATATTTTTTTGAAAATAAATATACGATTGTATCAATTCCATCATCGTTAGATGCACTGCAAGTTCCATTTATTGTCCACGAACCATCCTTATTGTTTATAAAAGAAATACCATTTTTCGTAATAGATTTCCCGCTATTTAAATTCAACTGATTCCAAACAATTGTCTTACCTCCGATACTTTTAATGCTTGCTACTTTCGCACCACTTGGAACCGTTTTCTGATAAGCTTCCGCATCATCTGTCTGAAATTCATAGCTGATACCCTGATTAAGTTTCCAGAGTGCATCGAGTTTTCTGTCAGTTTTAACAAGGGATGTTTTATCGGCTTTAGATATCATGTCTTCCTTTAGTGAACCAGTTTCCGTTTTCAGTGAAGCAATGTCTGTCTTGTTCTGCTCGATCTGCTGTGCCTGTTCTGTCGTGGCGCCAGGCTTGACTGGGTTCTTCTCAAAATATTCCGTGACTAATCTTTGTATTACCGACTCTGCTTCTTCTTTTGTAAAATAAAGTGACATATCAATCGGTGCGCCCATAGTATCCCAGGTCACGCCATTCCAGGATACGTTCATTCCAGCTTCGCCGTAGATGGATTTGGATTCGATATTGTACATGTCTCCAATGGCTGGATTTAACGGAAGCAAATCAGCAGTCGCAACTGTACCTCTGTATCTTACAGGGCTATTTAATTTTGCTTCCATATCGGAAATCTGGCGTTTTAATATTGCATATACTTTCTTTGCTGTTAATGCCATATGCGCTTCTCCTTTACAGTTTGTACCATGTATCGGTAGGTTTGTGATATTCGTATAATTCAGAAGTATCAAGGCACAACGCCGAAGAACCGCTCTGTACATAATGTGGGAGCTTTGATACATCTTTTGAAAGTCCCTCGTAATCACGAACCATACCTTTTGCATCTGTACATACCCAACTGCCTAAATCAGGCAATTCATCACCTGGATTGTACTGAATGCCATCAAAAATAATTGTGTTTTCTGCTTTTGCCATTTACGCAATCATCCTTTCTGCCCCAATGGGAGCTACATATGTGAACTGGTTTCCTAAAATATCTCTGGCTGTGCCAATAACAAACTGTCCATAGTCTGCCAGAATATTGCATACAAATTCCTCTGCATCCACCCAATACCGTTTCTTAACCATACGATGAAGTTCTGGTAATAGACCATAGCTGAACATCACACAATGCCCTAACTCATGAATAAATACACGGTTTATAAGTTCGCCATGCAGGTTGTTTGCAATCGAAATTGTCATTGTAGAGTAATCAGATACAGCAAGTGTCCTCTGCCCTGTACGGTCAATCAAAACATTATCATTTGGAGAAACAAAGCGAACTCTCCATAAGTCCCCATTCATATAGAATTGTCGTAGCATGGTTTATCACCATCCTTTCTACGAAAAAAGCCCCTGCCGCATTAATTTGCGACAAGGACTTAATTCATTTATTACTCTAGTTCATCTGCTGTACAAGACGGGTCAGATCAGTTTTCATCGACTGTCTGAGCGATGCATCCGCATCAGACCACATTTCTGTGAGATTACGGATAATATCGGATGTGTACTCTTTCATGGAATCATCCATTTTTCTTTTGGATTCCGTGTCTTTGGAATCATGATAATGCCTACGATTCTCATCGTATCTATCATAGGATTCGCCATATCTGGATTTCTTCCGATTCATGTCACCCATTTCCATATCACTACGGTCTGGATGATATCCCATGCGGTACATATTGCGCTCAAATTCTGGATTGTTTAAATACTCATCCATCCAGTCATCATCCTGCATATACAGATACGGTCTATAGCCTTTTCTGGTTCCCCTACCTTTTGGAGCGAAACGCCCATTTGAATAGCGGTAACGGTCATATCCCATGCGTCCAAGATACTTTTCTTCCTGTTCGCATTCATCCATGGCTTCTACAATACGATAATCTTTGTCAGCGCAAATTGCACATTTAACCGCTTCCATGCAGTCTTTCAGATCGTCCCAGTCTTGAGCGCTGAGATTATCAAAGCCATGTGTTTTTGCTTTTTCCATAGCCCATTTTCCCATTTCCATTGCAACTTTATGCATTACAGTGCCCCCTTTCTAACAGCCTGCGTAACAGGTGCTTCTGTCGTTGGGGCTGTACCATTAATTGCTTTCAAATTGTTGCTCGGACTACATGCCGGATTTCCTAACATTTTGAACGCTCCACCAGTAGCACTTGTTGCAACTCTGGTTGCATATTTTGTTCTGGTTCTTACGCCACATGCTGTTACCTGTGCGCAACAACGATTCTCCAATGGATATAAAGTTGTTCCTGTTCCTATCTGAATCATCACTGGGGCGGTAATTGTGGTTGTATTCGGAATAGACTGCGCTAAAACAATGCAGTATTTTTCTCCATTATTGTAGCTTCCTTCCGGGATAGTAACCACAAGATTTCCACCTGTGAATGCAATTGCAGTAGACAGCACAAGGTGATTGCAAATCTTACAAACATTCTTACATGCCATATTTTTTACCTCTCAATCAATAAGAGGTGAGCCGCAACCCACCTCTTAGAATTTAGTCAACCTCTAAGGGTGAGTTACTTAGCAACAACCACTGTTGCATCCGTTGTTTCCGTAATATCCATACAAATTACTTGCCGGATATGACGGAACTGGAAGCGGTGCAGTGCGTCTGAGGATTTCTGCTGTATTTGCGTTCATAGCCGCCTGTAATACCGCATTCTGGTCGGACTGTGAAGCCGCCAGTTTAAGTGCCTGATTCTCTGCTCTGAGGTCTGCTGTCTCTTTCTGGCAAAGATAATCAAGGATTGCTCTTGTGTTGCTGTTCTGATTTTCCAGAAGGTCTCTGGTGTTATTGTTCATTGTGTTCTGCAATGCACAAGTGTTGGTAGCCAGGTTATAGTTGATACCCTGGATGGCTTCTCTGTTGTCACAGCAACACTGAGCTAACTGAGACTGTAATGCGTTTGTGTTCTGCATATTCGCTACAGTATCAGCATTGATTGCCTGCTGAACGCCGTTGAAACCTTGAAGCATTCCAACATTCACACCATTGAAGCCACTCTGCATGGTATTGTTAAGTGCATATGTGCTATCACAAATGCCCTGCTGAATACCTCTAATACCATTCTGAATATCGTTCAGAGCAAAGCTCTCATTGATATCCGCTCTGGTTGCCCATCCTTGGAAACCTGCACCATTTGTACCGTTTCCACCATTGCCACCCCAGCCGCCAAAGCCGCCGAAACCGCCCCAGCCAAAGATTGCGAAAATAAGGACAAGCCAAATAAGGGAAAAACCATCGCCGCCCCACATGTCGTTTGCACGGTTATTAGAGCCTGTAGCGGCTGCAATGTCGCTAAGACTATAATTTGAACCATTCATCATGTTTTTAGTCTCCTTAAATTTTATTTACAATAGGAGACATCCGCGGCTGTCATCCCAAATTGTAGCGATTCTAAATCACCCAATTATGGGGAAGTTATTTCATCCCTAAAAATTTTTCTAAAATTCCTTCAGGAGAAAAATTCTTTTCTTTAAATATATTTTGCTGAACTTGGTGTAGTTGTTCTGTATCGCCATGTTTGTATAAATCCAGAGCATTTTTTAATGTTGGATTGTTTCCAGCAAATTTACTCATATCGTTCATCATGTTATCAACACTTCCGAACCTCTGAGAAATCATTTGCTGAATTTTTTGTTTCATTATTGTATTTGGGTTGAAATTCATCTCTGATTACCTCCCTTCTGTGTCTTGGGCGGTTCAGATTGTATTGGCAATAATTCTTTAATTTCAGAAATTTCAGCATGAACATCATCACGAAGTTGATTAATCAGCGAAACAATATCAACTTGATTTGCATTATTGGTTTCTGGTTGTTCTCCTTCATTTACAAGTCTGTAAGTGAAAATTCGGCTTCTGCCATCTGCCTGTAACTGTTTTCGGTAAACTTCTGTACCATCAGTTTTTGGATAATAAACAGGATTCCCGGACATATCCACATCTTTTGCCTTTACAGTATCAATTCCATCAACCATCTGTCCTTGCAACATGGGGATTTGTGGTACTTGTGGCATTTGTTGTATTGGTTGCTGAATCTGTGCCTGTCCGTATGGCATTGCCTGCTGATAACTATTCTGCAATTGTGCTAATCTATCTTGATACGGTTGTATTTGTTGAAATGGTTGCGCAAAATACGGATTACCATACTGCATATCTCAAACCTCCCTTGTTTTTATAAGTATATTTTACAATAATAAGAGGTTGATTAACACGCCATGATAACGCCATAAATACGCCATTTCTATGAATGCAAAGAAAAGCCCCGACAATACATCGGGGCAACTTTCATAATTTTCTTTTTTAATTTTCTATTTATGCGGTCTACAGTTCTTGTGCTGTACCCCATGATTTCTGAAGCTTCTGCAAGTGTTTTTTCTTCGTAAACACGCAATCGGAATAACTCTTTTTCTCTGGAATCAAATCCAGCTTCACGCAAATAGAAGATTCTTTCATCTTCCGAAAAGTCTTTATAATTATCCATTCCACCGTCCTCCCTGTTAGTGGAATCAATATTACACCGGGAAAATGCCTTTAAGGGCAAATCCTAAAACAATACCAATTATGCCAGTTATGACATAAGCAATAATTTTGTCCTGTAATTTTCCTGGCTTTTCCATGAGTGCTTTTAAATTGTCGTTCATTTCGTCAACTGTATCTTTGATGTGGCTCAGGTCATTGTTGTATAAAGCAATTTTCTGTTCCAGCGCATTGATACGTTCAAAAAAAATTCCATCCCTTTTGGAATGCTTTTCTTTCATCTCATGGACGGCGCTTTCCAATTCTTTCAAGCGGTGTTCGTTAATACACTCGTGTTCACATCCCATCGCTATTCCTTTCCATCACTCCCATTTTTTTAAGATATTGCTTCTACCCACCTAATTTGAAGCACCCCTGCGATACGTGGGAGGATTGACGTATCACGCACACACCATCTTAGAATCCGATAAATGGAAAAACTCCATGATTTACATAGATTTCAGTTTCGGAATTCCAACTTCTATTTACGGAAGATTCGGAATGTGATCCTTGGAATTCAGCTCCCTGTTTCACTAGAAAGAAAAGAGCCAAATCAAATATGCAATCATAGCAGTTTTCCATATCAGAATTTATTTTCTCATCACTGTAGGATGAAGGATAATTCCTTTTCTTCTTAAATGAACGAATAGCCCTCTTTGCTGAAAGAGGAATCATCCTCGCAGTTTCTGCATCATCTTCAAGATAATTTGTCAAATCCTCTATAAGCTGTTCGTCCATTTAATCACCTACCTTTGCTGAGATAAAATCTCTGATATTATTCCAGCCTTATTAGTTGCTGTCAGGGCATAGCCGTTATCACTTGCGAGTTGTCTTAACTGAGATACAGTCATATTAGACAACTCGCTTTCTGTATACTTATGTGTTGATTCATCATAAGCACTTGCTACAGATGGTGACTGGCTGTTTTCATCGAGACTATGCCCGGTTATTCCCCCGCCTTGGTACCGATTACGATACCGCCGTTGGCTTTGGGTACAACCGGGACGAACATACCGGATGCTTTTGTCCATACTGCAACTGGATCCTGTGTAGCCCACATGGAAAGGGTTACAAAAGAACGGTTCTCTTCCTGAATGAACTGTCTGTATTCAAGTTCCTCAGGTGTCACACCCCAGAGACCAACACCGAAAGAACCGTTAGCATCTGCTTCATACAGAGTAAATACATCCTCTTTAAGGTATCTGGCTGTTTTCAGGGTTCCATCTGCTTTTCTGAAATTAAAGTTCTCATCACAACGATCAATTGTGATTTCATATTCCTGCATAAGCAGATTGGCAAGCTCCTGCTTTGTGAGAAGCCTTTTATTTGCAGCACCCAGAACAGCTGTCTGCATTGCAGTGTTGTTCCGCATATAGTTAATCATTTTAAGAGAAGTAACAGCTTTGTTTACTACATAGCCATTGCCTTCTGCTACAGCTACCATTTTCTGGATATCGCCCATGATGTCTGCATCTGGCTTAGACCAATCAGTAAGCGTTACTTTTGCACTTGCTGGAACGCCATAGTCAATTCCCATGTCAACATGATTCTCTTTGATTGTTACAGCGCCAGTGGAAAGGAACTGTCCTTTCATAACATTTGCTCTTGTAACAACGCCCTCGAACAGTCTGGCTGCATCATCAAATACAAAGCTTTTCAGCGCTTCATTATCCGGCACACCGTTTTCAATTGCCTGCCGTAAGTTTTCGGACTGATTGATTTTTCTCTTAATGAAGAGTTTTTCAGTCAGGACTTTTTCAAATCCAGGTCTTGTGCCGATTTCTGCTTCGCTATCAAGAGCGTGGACGAATGCAACTTCAGGGAGATTCTGTCCAGCCATAAGTCTGTAATACTCTGCTTTCAGATACTGGGTTTTTGTATCTGGGAAAATGGTATCGAGGATACCTGGTCTTTTAACGCTGAAATTCTGAGAGAAATTAAGTCTTTCTTCTTGGGTAATTGATTCCAAAATATTAAATGGCATTTGTCATACCTCCTTAAAATACTGGGTCTTCTGTGACTACAAAAACAATTCCGGCTTTTTCAAGCTCTGTTTTTGCAGTAGTGTCAACTGTTACTGGAAGTCTTTTTTCGAGAACACGGCCTGCGACGATCACGGAAATTGGTCTCTTTGTATCATCTGTCATATCAACATCTTCAAATACAATGCCGATTGCGCCTGTCGCATTTGTTGGATATACGGAACCTGCTTTAATAATTTTCTTAGTTCCAACTGTTTCAGCATTTGTTTGATCTGCTGTGTAGGTTTTAAGTACAAGTCCGACCTCGGATTCAAGAATATTTGGAGTGGACTCATATTGCTCTGTTTTCATAAAAGCCATTATTTATATCTCCTTTACTTAAATATTTACAGGGGCGTTACCGTCCGCTGATTTAGTTTCCTGGTTCATTTTTTTTGCTGAGTAAGCTTTTGCGAATTCAGCAGCATCGCTTTTCACTGTAGCTTTGCCACCACTACCACCGCCCGGATTCGGAGTGTTTTCCAATGCTTCTTTCTCCCAAGCTGCCTTTGCGGTATCGAGTGCTGTTTTATTTGCTTCGGAAACTCCCTTAACAAAAGTTTCGACTTCTTTCATTGCATCTTCTGGTTTCTCATACGGTGCAGATGCGTATGCTTTAATAGCACTCGCGTATGTTTCAGTTGAAAGTCCTGCATTTGCGAACATAGAAGTAATTTCACTGGTAAGGGCTTTTTTGTTGGATTCTGCAAGCGCAGCTTTCAAATCAGCTAACTCCTTATCCACTGCTTCCTTTTCTTTCTTGCGTTCAGCTTCTAGCCGTTCGGCTTCGGTCATGTTCTGCTTTTTCAACTCTTCCAACTCTTTTTCCAGGGAATCTGCTTTTTCAGCTTTTTCCTTCAGAGAAACATTTTTGTCTTTCTCTTTCTTAGTTTCAGCAGAAATAGAATCAAGAAGCTTAGAAACCTGTTCCTCGGAAGGTTCTGCAACTCCCATACCGATAAGTGCCTGTTTTGCCTGTTCTCTTGTCATTGAAATCTCCTTTCTTCCAGTCCAATACGCTTTTTCAACACGGTTCGCTCCGCACATGGTCTGTACCCGATTTACGCTCACGGGCTGTTGCAATTTATTTGATTTTGGGTATTAAAAAAGAAGCCTTAGATTTCTCTAAAACTCCTTAAATAATCGAAATTTGGTTCATTCTTCGTTAGATGGAGAATTTGCCATTGGTTCTGTTTTGGACGGATTTTGAAACTTTCCGTCAAGTAATTGCTGTGCTTTCTGCATTTCCGCTTCTGGGTTTGCCAGTTCTGGATAAATTGTTCCAAGATAAGGAAGGCTCATTTCATAGACTTTCTGCGGATCACTAAATAAGCCGCAAGTAATCAGTGCGATAAGCGGATGAATTTTATTTTTGAACAGATAATCAAGCGCTTGTGCTTTTACAAGCATATTGTCTGTTGGGTTTCTGGTTATCTTCACATCGAAATCTCGTGTTGAGATATTAACATCATTTGATGTGCCACGGATAATATTCAGAATAATTCTGGCAGATTCCTTTTCAGCTTCCTTGGTGAATGCTTCTACCAATTTTGCATCTCTCTCTGCAAAATCCCATCCATTACGAAGGTATACGGCATTTCCTGTATCCCCTCCGCTGTTGCTTTGACGGTTTGGCATTGCTTCCACAATCAGCATATTATTGTAGATATCATCCTTTGCAACCTGGCTTTCTGATTGATTTAGTTCAGCGGTCATCAGTTCAACATCCGACTGACATCCATTTCCGGTATCTTTAACAGAGATAGCACCAAGCTTTACCATTTTCAAAAACTCGTTTTCGTCTACCTCGCAGTTTTTAAATTTCATAAAGGCTTGCACAAACTGTTCCACGCCATTTAATCTATCAGACTGATATTTGTTGATTGCATCGAATAAGGTGATTGCAATTTCAACATCCGAAAGTCTATCGTGATTATTCGGGCATTCAACAATAGGAATACCACCAAAACCATTGATGCCGTAATTGGTCACTTTTCCATTCTTGATTTCAAAAAACTGGTTCTTTGAATAACATAAATAATATTGCTGTTCATCTTCATCTTTTAAAATCTGTACGGAAAGCATTGCTTTCCCATTTCTCTGCGAATATACAATGTAACAATCACCTGGATATGGGATGAAAATTCTAAATGGAGGTAAATCTCCGTTTTTTGTCCAGTCCTCTTCTTTCAGAATAGCCTTATAAGAAGTTCCTGTTGCGCTTTGGTATATTGCCCTCTGGATGTTTCTTGCATCTGCATTGGCTTCATCCAGATAATCATTCAGAAGGTCAACTTGCTCATTTATTTTTTTATCTGCTTTTTTCTTTTTGCATACATATTGGATTGGCTCCCCGCAAATTTGTCCAGCTTTAAATTTCACAGTTTCAAATGCGTGATTTTCAACCACTCTGTTATTAACTTCTGGACGGACTATTTTATTTCGATATAATATTGGCTGATCGCCTTTCATGTACCGATACAAGTAATCAATCAATGTTCGGTTTCTATTATGTATACCAATTGTATCTGACACTACTTTTACTACATTTTGTGGAGTGATTCGGTCAACGCCTGTGTAGGCTACTTTTCGCCCGAACTCACCTCGGCATAAATCTACAAAATTCATTGTATTTCTCACGAGCCGAACCATCCTTTCTGCAAAATAAAAAGCACTGGATATTTTAATCCAATGCTCTACTTTATATTTTACACATATTGGCGGTATCATTCAGTATATTTTGGTATCATCTTTCAAAACCTTTTATCTTTTTTACTTCTGCCAAAGCTTTTAAGTGTTTTTTCTTAATATGTATTTCAGAATATCCCATCTCGTCTGCGATACGAACCAATGATTTGTACTCAACATAGTGCTTAAATAGTATGTTGTACAGCAACGGGTCTTCAACCTGTTCTATGGTTCGAACTATTTCCTGTTTTTTTTGTAAAAATTCGGATATCATTTTTGAAATCTCTTCTCGCAGATCAAATATCTTTGCAACCATATCTCCCATTGGATCACGTTTTACAGAAGTTTGTACCTTTTCTCCAACAGGGATTGCAGATACACTTGTGGAAAGAGAACTGAGCTGTTCTTCTTCGATAAGCTTGTTTTTGATTCTGTTATCATAATTTTCAATTTGTCGTAAATATTGAGTTGCAGTCATCATATTTTATCTCCTTCCCCACATAAAATTTTTGGTTGCTTTTACTTCTGCAAATCTTTTTCCAGCAAGTGTTATTGCAAGCTGTGTAACTCCATCTGCGGCGTCATCATGCTCATTATCGCCAATATATACAAAGGTCGTTAATTCATCCATGGCCTTTTGATACTGCTTGTCTTGATATTTTGGAGCCAAAAATATGAAATTCTGCTTAACATCCCCGGAATACTGATTTATTTTTTCTTTTTTTGCTTGTTTTGAAGGCGCTTTTGTACTGGTCGTGCTGCAAGCGTATTTATGTTCTTTCAACCGTTCATTTACATAATAGGCATACATATCTCCACCATTATTTGCTTCAAAATTGATGGATTGAATATTATTACCCATGATTCTTCCAACAACTAATGGCAATGTTCCTTCTTTTGGTGCCGTGCTGAAAATCCAGTCATAAATATACACATCTCCATTTTCGTATTCTGCGCCCACTGGCATTGATAAGCTATCACCACCACCCCACGCAACATCACAGGCAGAAACATTTTTAACAAATCCCCCTTCTGGAAGAACGCCGTTATAATATCTCAATTCATCAGCTGCAAACACAATTCCTTCACGTAAGAAGGGCTTTTGCTGATATTTGGCTTCCCATTCGTTAGCGTCTAACCTGGCTTTCATATCGACATAATATTTTGTTGAAAATCCAACGCCATACTCATAATCGAAATTCGATTTACCTTCATCATTCAAAGCTGGAATTTTTCTAAACCGATACATTGGATTATCGTGATTTAGCTTCTCGATTTTTCCAAGAGGGTCATATAAATTCCATCTAGTTCCAACCATAAGTTCCCTTGCGCCATCAATCTTACGGTCAACCATCTTATTCAGATATTCTTGATATGTATTTTCTAATCGGGTAGGACTTAATGAATGTTGCCTATCTCTTACAAGATCATCCACATACAAATAACCATCGGAAGAAATATCAACGGCACCCGTCCAAGTTCCTTCAATACCACGGCAAGTCATTGTTGCAAATCTATCTGGTTTGTCCAGGTTTATTTCAAAATCATCAGCACTTTGTTTTTGAAGTTTCGACTGTGGAAAAATTTCATTGTAGTTGTATTCCTGTGTATTAATGAGATTAAGAAGTTCTCCGTAAAATCCTTTTGCCAGTTTTCCAGAATGACCGCCCATTGCACTATGACTATTCGGTCTTTTACCCATTATCCAAGACATAAAGAAAATACACATAGTAGATTTTCCAACACGGCTTGGAAGCGATAAACCGTAAAACTCTATCTTTCTTTCTTCCAAATCTTGTAGGTCTTGGGCTACCACATGTAGTGTTTTTCTTCTTGGAATATAAAATTTCTTGCTGTCCGGTCTATTCTTTTCCATATAAAGCAAGTAACTTTCAAATAAATGTGGTGCTTCCAGTAACAAATACTGCCAGTATATATCGTCAAAGTCACCACTACCAGTTAATGCAGCACACTTCTCTGCTATGTTATGTGAGTATTGACTTACTTTCATAGCCATTTTCCGTGCTTCTTGGTTCTTGTCGAAAGGAAGGTCAATATTCATATTTAAGAGCAAATCAAGGCAATCTTTTTGGTTCTGATAGATTGTCATATCACTATTGATAATTTGATTCAGTACTGCCCGATACCATTCGAGCGAGCCTTCTGTAATTTTTGACATAAAAATAGAGCCAGACCTTCTTTCTTTTTAGGATTTAGTCTGGCTCTCATGTGGCTCTCTTGACTGTTATTCACTTGCTTTAAAGTTATATATAGGTTTGATAATATCAATTATTTCTACGGTATCTTTGATGTTATCAATAATTTCTTGCGGTGTTTTGTAAGCCATAGGGCTTTCATCAATTGTAGATTTATGAACGGATGTTGTATATATTCCATCCATAGACTCCTTAAATTCTTCTAACGAAATGTTTTCTTTTGCTTTTGACCGGCTCATAATACGTCCTGCGCCATGCGGGGCTGAACAGTTCCAATCCTCGTTTCCTTTCCCGACTGCAATAATGCATCCGTCTCGCATATTCATGGGGATAAGAACTTTTTCACCATACTTAGCTGATATCGCACCTTTCCGAACAATATTTGTATCGTGGTCAATATAATTATGAATTGTGTCAAACCATGTATTTCTTTGAAGCGTCCAATTCATGCTGTAGAATATAGCCGACTGTATACACCGTCTGTTTATTCTTGCAAATTCTTGACAGATTTTCATATCATGCAGATATTGTTTTCTGTGTTCTCCTGTCAAGTAGCACAATTCTTTCGGAATGTCAAGTTTGTCTGGCTTCCATTTTCGTTTTAATTCGTCAATACCATTTTGAATTTCCTTGTGCCTGCCAGAGCACTTGTATTCTTTTATTAATTTCTGTATTTCAGTTTCAAGTTTATCTGTGCTCCGCATATCTTCTATGGCAATTTTTTGATATATTTCAGCTACTTGCTTCCCAAGGTTGCGACTTCCAGTATGAATTACAAGGTATTTTGCACCTTTTGAATTGGTGTCAACTTCAATAAAATGATTTCCACCCCCAAGTGTACCAAGGCTCCTGCGAATCCATTCGATATTTTTAAGCTGATGAAAGCAGTGAAGTTCTTCTAATTCTTCAAAATTTATGATTTCGTCACGTACATTTCTTCCTGCTGGAACATTGTTTCTTATTACTTCGTCAAGTTTTTTTAAATCTATTGTTCCCACATCGGTAGGAATTTGTGTTGTAAGCATTCCACATCCAATGTCCACGCCAACAATGTTTGGAATTACTTTATCTCCGAGATCAGCAGTAAAGCCAATTACACATCCTGCTCCTGCGTGAACATCTGGCATGATTCGTACTTTGCATTCAGAAAATGCAGGCTGTTTTATCAATGCATAAATCTGATTTAATGCTTCTGGTTCGATATTTTCTGTAAATATCTTCAAGTCACTCATAATGGCGCTCCTTTCTGGCTCTCTTGACTGATTTACTTATTTTTTTCCGTAAAAATATTTTCAATTACTTTCCACTCTGCGAATACTGTCATAAACAATAATGGTACTGCCGAAAATCCCCAATGATTTTCAATCATCATTTGAATTGTGGCTATCAAATAATCTGCTACCCATTTGGATATTATGAAATTCGCAATTATCCAACATATTTTTCTTGCCTTCTTCACTCAATAGACCTCCATTTATTTCCACGGTATATTATCATTTTCGTGTTCCAAAAAGAAATCAACCTTGTCAACATATCCTTTAGCTATCAGTTTTTTTACACAATCATCAACTCTTACAGGAGATGTATACCTTGTAAATTCATTTGAATATACAGTCTTGGCTGTAATATTTCCGCATATTTTGCATTTTTTTACAATATAAGCATTTATATGAGTACCATTTCCGTAATCTATTCTGTCATAGCATTTCCCAATTTCCTCATATAGGTGGGAACATTTTTCTTTAAACCAATTCATACATTCACCTCACTGGAATCCCTAATTGTTTGTAGGCAAATACGGCAGTGTACTTCTTCCCACATTTGTAGCAAGTTTCCGTAATAGTGCAAGTCTTTTCTTTGTCATTACATTTTGATTCTGTATCCGAACTTTTGAACTTGCATCCACCTGTCAAAATGCATTTAATCCGTTTTACGTTCATCTGGTTCCTCCAAATAATTGATAATTTCATGTGCGATATGCGCCAATTCCCTTCTGGTATGTCGTTCAAAAAATTCATCAATGTCAATTTTGAATACTGAATCAAATTTCTGTGATTCATTGATTCTTTTTATAGCTTTATCAAGTTTTGTTTCTGGATAATGTGGGTTTATATAACAAGTCAAAGGATTATTTTCATCATGTACCTCTGAATCGCATATAACCTTATACCATTTAACAGAAGTTCTTTCTCCTGCATCTTTTTGAATTAGAATATTTGAAAGTCCTCCAATATAACATTTTATGACCATATCATCATTTTTTATTTTTACTGAATATTCCTTTTGAAATTCAAATACAGTGTACTCAGTATAAAATTTTAAAACGGTCTTTGTAATTGGCGGATAAGATGTAAAAAGAATTTCCTCGATATCAATCTGCGCATATGTTTCTATTCCAAGTTCGATGATCTCAATCGGAATCCTTTTAACCACAATTCTCATACATTCACCTCAAACTCTCTCTTACAATTGCTACCCTTGCATTTCAATTTAAGATGCTGAATTTTTGTCTCTGGGCTAATCAGAAGTGCTTTCTTCTGGCAAAAAGGACAACAAGCGTATTTCGTTCCATTGATATTCCGTATCAATGCCTGTCCATTCCACGGTTCGGGTGGGTTCATGTATTTAGAAAAATCTATCCCTTCGGATTCTAATGCTGACTTAATGCTCATTAATTTTCTCCCTCAATTGCTTTGGCAAATCATTAATGGAAAATGTTCCAAAAGTTCCGTAAACAATCTTTTTGTTTTGTGTGATTTCTATATTGTTCAACACTTCTTTTGATATTGGTTCAATATTTCCAATCTTTAAATCATCGCATACTAGATACTCTGAATGTAGTTTCTTTAGATATACGGCTTCATCACGCAATAAAGCTCCGTCAAGGTCATAATCTGCGTTTCCTGGTACCATTAATTTTCCTCCGTTTCGGAATACCGTGCATTTTACGGAAATTGTTCTGTTTTATTCGATCTGGAAAAGCAAAGAGCAAAGCATTTTCTTTAGTGAGTTTAAATTCGGTTTCAAATTCAAGTGATTTTCCTGCGAAGATAACAGAATTATTTTGTGTCTCAAAAGTCTCTAATGCATAAGCAATTAAATCTCGTGGAAATTCTGGTATTCCCGATATGGATATTTCCTCATCTCCTATAAATAAACGCCTTAACTTGTCTTTCTCACCCATATCAGCACATTCCTTTGTTTTTCCTTAAATTAGCGTATCGGTCAACCAGAGTGTCAATGGTAGTCATCAGCTCATTAATTCTAATGCAATCATCCTGGTGGCGTTTTTCGTAATAAACATCCTTGAAAGAATCATTTTGTATATTCTCAACGCCCATATATCCCACTAAAGCTCTCTTAGTATCCATTTCATTTGTAAGCGCCATAATATGAGCATTGGCCGAATCAAGCTTATCTTTCAAATCCGATATTGTATTCTGCTTTTTCTCACACTCTTTGGATAGACGAACAACTTCTTTCTTCAGCTGTTCTTCCGTCCAGTCTGCCATGTCTGCATATTTCATATTTGCCGCTCCTTATCTGGTAGAACTCAAAACAATTTTATTTTTACACTGCGGACATACGATATATTTCTGCCTGTATCCGAAACCGGATGGCATATTTGTAGCAAATTTCTTTTCTGTGTTTTCTTCTTTTACATCTTCTGATTCATCATAGCTCAATAACGCTCCGCAGTTCAAACAGGTTGCTTCTTTCAGCGTTCCCGGCTTAATAATTTTAATCATGCTTTTCCTCCCTTTTCTGCCTGTGCCGCATCTGGCAGGCAACCATTTTAGTTATGTTTTCACGTTCCTGTTTTATACCATGTCCTTGTCTAAACAGTTCACATTCAAGGATATTCCCGCACTTGGAGCATTCGTCTTTTATTTCTTTACCGCATACTTCCATCTTCTTTTCTCTCCCAAAACTCACAACAACACTCTGGTTTCGTAAAGTCTGCACAATATTCACTGTCACCGTTGAAGCAAACCCATGTGAAGTCATCATGCTTTTTGCAATTCTTACAACATTTTTTCTTTCATAATTTACCTCGATTTAGGAAAATCCAGTGCTCCGACTTGAACGGCATAAATCTCCCAACGAGAAACACTGGAACTTTAAGGGGGAAAATGCAACTTCTGGCAATGGCAATTTGCCAGATAGAAACAACAGGAATCGAACCTGTGTCACATGATATTGGATATCATTGCTCTACCACTGAGCTATGTTTCTTTTTCATCCTCAAACGCTAAACAAGATGATTTTTTTAGAATCCCCGACTATCACTCCTCACGGGCATTGGTCTTATCTCTCTAAAAAGTTTTTGCACAAGATCGCTAGTGAGTTGCGTCTATATGCCTGCACGAACGCACACAAACAAATCCGCATTTATGTGCAAGAACTAACAATAGCTATGCTAAAGTCAGATTTCCTATCTACACTTGGTAGATAGAATTGCAGGAGACGGATTCGAACCGCCGTTTCCATGGATATGAGCCATGTGAGATTCCACTTCTCTATCCTGCAAGAACCCGGAAGAACCGGGTTAGCAATAGGTTTATCGTGTTATGCTTTCCACTATCCAGTTTTCTTTATTTGCGGCACGCATACTGGCAACCCTAGCGGCTTTTTGATAACCGTGGTATGCTCCACGAGTATTTTTATGCACAACTTTAATGGCTTATGGTTCGCATCTTTTGAAAACTCCTTTAATCAGCGTGCGCTGCGCTGATTTCTTTAACTCCAAGATGCATTCCAGCTGGGAAACCAGATCCATTTAGGCTACGCCGTATCGCACCTATAATTTACCTGATCCACACGCTCAACTGGAAGTTTTTTCCACACATATTACGGATGAATGGCATTTAGAAGAAATGGAAACTCTGGGATTCGAACCCAGGACTTACGGCTTATGAGGCCGTTGCTCTTACCGCTGAACTAAGCTTCCTGAGATACCAGTTGGCAATACTGGTAACCAAACTGGCACTGTTACAGTTCTTAACCACCAACTATAACAAAGGTTTTCTGAAATACTCCTGATACTTCAGATACGCCTTCCGGGATATTTGAAGTCCCTTTAATCAGTCTCAGTTAGACTAGAAGGCTAGAGGTGTTTCTTATGAAAAAAAAGAATATTTTTGCAGCATATTAACTACTGCAAACTGGGCTAGTTGGATTTGAACCAACGAATTGTGGAGTCAAATTCCACGGCCTTACCACTTGGCGATAGCCCATTACCCCCTGGCGCACCATTAATCCAGGGGCGTGATATATAAAGTCCAGCACTTTTATCCTATAAAGATTGTTATTCGCTACTCTGGATGCATCGACTTTTCGCTTTCGTAGGCTTTTCCGAGCCTACATGGATTAAGTCGAAGTGGTGCTTTTATGAATTTAACCCTTTCGATTAACTCGATCGGGATAATTCCAATTGGAATTGGTAGATACATATGTCACCTCATGATCAAGAAAATATTCAGTGCAAACACAATTTCCATCAGAAAGTAAAAGAACGCTTGTAAAAGATTTATCTTTCTTTCATCCAGCATTGACAGAACACCAGCAATAACAATCACGAAAAACATAAGATTCGCAGCAATTCCGATTAGTTCAAGTGCGTTCATCTGATTTTTCCTCCCCTATCAGGAAATCCAAAATCTTTCCTGCAATCTCTTCTTCTGGCTCAAATGGCATTCCACAGTAATTGTAGGATTCTAAAGCCGATTTTAGGCTTGATTTGAAGCCATCGTAAATTTCTCCATGTTGTAGTAATTCGTGCCTTAAAACCAAAATTGCATCAGCAATTGATTGAGAAGTGACACTAATTTGTGCAAGGCAGTCTATCTCAATGTCTGGAACAGCCATCATTTCAAACTCAAATACCGGAATTTCATCTACTGCTGTATGAAAATTTATTGATCTTACTCTCGGAACTTCATTTCCATCAATGAAATATTTTGTGCCGAGCCAATCATAGGGGTTGGGGTTTGTGATCTTCACTATCGGCATCTTCGTACCCCTTTCTTCGAAATTTACAATACAAAAGAATGTGTTTTGCGATTTCTTCAAGCTCATATATGCTGTATCTTGGAACTACACATGGCTCACGTTTCAATAATGGGGATAATGGTGAAAATGGCTTTGGCGGCTCATATGTTATAGTCGCGTTAATAATCATGGGAGCTACATCTGTAGGAGATTGCAAAAGATTTTTGCCTTCTGAACCAATCACCTGTTTCCATTTTCCACCTACTTTCAAAAAGCATTCCCCGTATTTTTCCCTAACCGTCCCTTCTGGAGCGACGTCTTCTTTATCTTTGTAGAAGGTGTAATCTGTCACCCTTCTTCTACCTCCCCGAAATATTTCTTGTAAAGCTTATTGTTGTAATACCACAGATGTTGCATCACAAAAAATTTATCAATACATTTCAGACCATAATACATTACTCTGTACTCGGCGGTTCTGTCTCCGTTTTCATCAGCACTGTAACCAGCTAATTCAGATTTTGATTTAGCCCCAAACCATCTGCCATTCTTCGTTACAAACAGGGAAAGGTCTCCGTATTCACAAACATATGTAGCAGTTTGAGTATCATATAATCTACCATCAGCTAATATCGCTTTTGCGTGAATTGGCTTCACCAGTTTTCGGATTGCTGGGGATTCTTGTCCGACATTTTCATAATCATGTCTGATTTCAGAAACACCTTTTTTATTTTTTGAGAAAAATTTAAGCACGTCTTTTCCTCCCGAAATATTCATCAACTGCCTGTCTTACAATATCCGATACGCTCCTGTCTGTTCGGTTCTTCTCTTCCAGGAGCCTTTTTTTCTGTTTTTCGGAAAATCGGATACGGATGGATTCGGATTGTGGGTTTGGTTTCATAAGCACTTACCTCAACTTACAATTTCAATTGGATATCCTAAATATGCTTCCAACTCTGAAACAGTCAGTTTGCGTGGTTTCTTTATTTCAACATCAACACGCTGTATGATATTGTCTGTTGTCTTTGCGATTGCCTTTCCGGTATAACTTTCAAGCTCTTCGTTTGCATATACATTCAAATGTTCATATCCATATGCCCGGCACCATCTTGCAGCTGAATCAACAATTTTTCTTAGCTCTTCTTGCTCATCACCAAACAACTCCGAATATCTAACCGCCTTGTTGGGGTCGTTCAAACTTACTCCGCAAGAAGCCACAACATGTTTATATGGACTTCCAATAAAATGAAAATATCTATTCGATTCCATTGCTTTTTGGCCTTTTGGCAAGTTGAACCCTTGAGCTATTGCTTTTTTAAGCAACTGTTCTGATTCAACATTGTTTTCTGTAATAATGCATTTGTTTGTAAAATCAATCATCTTTATCCCCCTCTAAAAGTTTATATAGCGTGCTTCTTGAAACTCCCATAATCTCGGCAAATTGTACCTTTGTTATTTCCCCTCTTTGCCAGCTACGTTTGGTTTCTTTGAAAAGTTCCTTATCTATCTCTTTTTTGGCGCGGCCTTTATATTTGCCTTGCGTTTTTGCTATTTCAATACCTTCTTTTTGACGCTTCCGAATGTTTTCTCTCTCTCTTTGGGCTACATATGAAAAAAGCTGCAATACAATGTCTGTAATTAAGGTTCCTGTTAAGTCTTTATCCTGGCATGTGTTAAGAAGCGGCATGTCCTGTACGATAATATCGGCTCCGATTTCTTTTGTGATACATCTCCACTGTTCAACAATTTCATTGTAGTTTCTTCCAAGACGGTCAATTGAATGGATTACCAATATATCGTCTTTTGTTAGCTCTGAAATCATTCTCTGGTACTCTGGACGATTGAAGTCTTTCCCAGATTTTTTATCCATATAAATTTTTTCAACACCATCTGCTTTCATTGCTTCAATCTGTCTCGCTTCGTTCTGATCTGCTGTTGAAACTCTTACATATCCTATCTTCATACATAATCACTCCCATTTGTTTATAGGTTGATTATACACTTTTTCAATTATGTTTGCAAGTGTATTATACACATTTATGAGTATTTTTCATTGACTATTGAAATGCTTTTGAGTATGATAATGTCAATAGGAGGTATTTATATGGTTTCTGATAAGATAAAGCAAATAATGAAAATGAAAAAAGTAACCAGTGTTCAATTAGCTCAGCACCTTGGGATACTACCGCAATCGCTTGCAAATAAATTTTCAAGGGGAAGCATATCCGCAGATGAACTAATTCAGATTCTTGATTTTCTGGAATGTCAACTGATAATTGAACCAAAACCAGATATATCAATCAAACTAACAACAGATGATCTCAAAAGGGAACCGTGATGGTTCTCTTTTTTATGCTCTAATTAATCCCTGTCCATATTCTCTGAAAGTTCATCTATAATCCGAACGATCTCTTCTTTCTGAGTTTCCGACAATTCTTTTCTGAGCTTTCTGCTGAAATTACCATCATTGATATGTAACACCTCTGCGATCTGCCATAAGCGAACGCCCTTTGCCTTGGCATAGTTCTTGATATCTTGATTCATGTTTTATACCTGCCTTTCCTGGTATTGCCTTATTTTGTATTGACAGAGAAACAGTTAAGGCTTAATGCTTGTCGTGTTGCAATCACTATCCCTGCCATGTTAAGGAGAGCTTTTTTGTTTTTTCGGGCGGTTTCGGTGGTAACTACCGCTGACTGGGGTTTTATATATACCCCCTCCCGGTCATCCAGTGCGGTCGCTGTTTATCGTAAGCCTTCGGCGGTGGTCAAGGAAATGCTATGCAAAATCTATTGTCATATTGCACAAAAAACAGTGTTTTATAGAATGTCTTTTTAGGGTGTACCCTATTTATACATTACATATTACTATATATAGAATCCATTTTCTCGTAATCACAACATATAGTATTTTTACTGTTATAATTCCGGTTTTTCCATCTCTGGAAGCTGCAAAGCTGCTTTGTGTTTCTCTGCAATCTCTGCGGCGGTTCGCCTTGGCTTTCCGCTGTTCTCGTCTGCGCCTCTTCCGTTTGGAGCGTTCCAACCATATTGAGTATTGAGTTTCATCGCAACGCCTGTATTATTCCTGTCGCTAATTCCAATGTTAGACAAAGAGTGTTCGTCCATTAATCTAATTTTTTTCACTAGGTCAAGGTGTGCAGTGCTTGCAATCTCCCTATATTCGCCCCTATTATTTAACTTCCATTCCTGTATATCCTTTATTACATTACCGTCTATATCTATATATATCTTTGATTTATAATCACCATTTAACCAATTATACATAGTCTGTTCACTTATTTTTATATACCTACTAAACCCTTGTATATTAACCTCTTTGTTATATGTTTTGCAAATTTGCTCATATCTATCTAAAATATAATCAATAAGTGGCGCATTGTCAGAATCTATAATGGTTTTTCTGTTATATTTTAAAGTCACATTATCTGGCTTTAAAAATATGTGATCTCCAGCGTAAGACATGGCAGCCTCAAAAGTATTTTGCGGTGCTTTGGATAAATCATCAATCTTGTATCTATTGCAAAAAGCAAGCAAATAGCTTTCTGTTTCTTCTTCAAAATTTTCTAAAATATTCTCTGTTGATCTCACCATGTCTCGCCTCACTTTAACACGTTAATTTGTAAATAAAAAAAGAGAACAACCCAAAACAAAAGTAACCTGTAATCCAATCACTCTTATTTTTTTATCGTTCTCTTTGGTAAAATGTCGTAAAAAGTAAATTTATTTTCGTTGCTGATACCTTAACACAGTTTTTAATATCTTGTCAAATTTAATTTTGCATAAAATAAAACCATCTATTTTGTTAGTAATTAATAAATAATAATTGGGGTATTATATTATAATCTTTATTTATATTTATATCTTATATATTATTATACGGTACTGTATAGCATATCTTTTAATAAACTCTAGTCTTAAGAATCTATGGAGGGGTAAAAGATATATTATATATAATATATTTAAACATAATAAAAGCCAGACCTTACCGGGCTGCAATGCCTGGTTGATCTGGCTTGTTAGGTGCTATTTTATTCTGTTCAGGTGCAAACGATTTTGCAATAACTACCCCTCCATGAGTTCCCGCGACCGTCGTTGGTAATAACGTTACTGTAAGTTCTCCAGAAAGTCAAGACCAAAAATAAGAAAAATATTTTTCTTGACAAAAATTAAAAACCTGTGCTATTAATATCTTAACAGTTTCGGCGGTGGGCTGTTAACCCCTCGATTGTCGTTACGCCGCCACAAATAAGCATTTTAAAAGCCCTAGGAATTATCCCAGGGCTTTTTCTTATTGACAACTATATTTTTATATGCTATATTTATTATACCTAAAATTTAGGTGTGAATTGAAAAATATTTATTATTTAATGGAGATTGGACAACCAAAAAAGTTGTCCTTTTTTCATTCTACGTAATACAATTCTATTGGTTCCCCATTCTTAAATAAAATATGGCTTGCTCCCGAAAATGTAACTGTTGAGAAATTGATAGCTGCGTTTTCATCCCAAGAATAACCGTTTTCTTTGAAACTCTCGTCAGAAGAATTTTCAATCATATTTTCCACATAATCTTTTATGGGGTCTTCGTCATCTTCTGTCCATTCCTCCGAGTATTCGCATTGAAATTGTTCTTTGCATACTTCGTAAATCGGTTCTTTTGTCCCCTCATTGTAACTCTGGGACATTGTAATCTCGTGATAATATATTTTTTTCATATTTTTTTATCCTCCTGAAAGTTTGATTATCCTATAATTTTTAAATATTTTCTATGTCCATCCATATTCTTGTCTAATGCGTAAAAGCAAGGATTTTTGTCCCCCTGTAAAACTTCGTTTATTTCGTAGTCCCATCCCCATGGAGCTTTTACCATTAACTTGCCCATATCGTTTTTAAAAGGCTCCCATCCTTCTGGTGTTTCTACTGTCATTTCTTCCCAGCAATCAGCCGTTGCATGTGGTGCTCCAAAAGTGTATTTCTTCCTTTTCTCCGCTCCTAATACTCCGTAATTGCAATAGATTTTAATTTTCATATTTTCCCTCCTGATCTGTCCCTGTCTGGGGCTGTGCTGTTCTTCTTTAACTGTCTTTATTATATCACTATATTTTGTGATTTGTCAATGTATTTATCACTCTTTTTTGTGAATTATATTTATATAATCTGATCTATCTTTTTCTGTTTCTACATATTTCAAAATGTCTCTTGGCTGCATCTCCAGAACTGCGCAAAGCCGATTAAGGTTATCAAGAGATATATTAGTATCTCTATCCCTAAATTTTTTCATTGTAGCCTGTCCAAAAATCCCGGTATTTTTTGCAACTGTTGTATTTATACCAATATTTGAAAGTTCTTTTATTACATCGATTTTATACTCTAGCATTTTTCTTTCCTCCTGTTTTATTTCTATATATAATGTAACTTTTTGCGATCTAAATGTCAAGAAAAATTTTCACTTATTTTTGTGATTTATGTATTGACTTTCCCTAAAATTAGTGATATTATATAACCATCAACAAAGGAACAAAAGAAACAAACAACCGGAACCGCCCGAACCACTCAACACAATGAGGACATAAGGAACCGAATCCGATTAATTGAAAAATTCTAGTTCCTGGACAAAATAAAAAAAAGCCCGGCGATCTTCCAAACCAAACCGGGCACCAAACTAAAAAGAAAGGCAACCCTATTATAACAGGGTCGAAGGTAAAAAACAATGAAAAAATACACACTTGAAACATTAAAGAAAGAGAACGAGCTTTTCAATAGCTATTACGGACTTGAAGAGTCAGACGTAAAAAAAGTAAACCGCATTATTGAAATGATTGAAAGATCACGCTCTACAGAAGTCATTCAAAAATATGACGTAGTAGAGTATACAAATGAATATGGTGAGTATTTTCCAAAAGCAACAGCAACAAAGAAAAGAGGAGAAAACATAGAGCTTTGTGAAAATGCTGGAATACATTTAAGTATTTATGATAACGAGTTGTGCGGAAGTGCTTCTGGTGGTGCGTTTAGCCATCATAATAAGTCTGAATTTACATATAAAGGCACGTCAAGCAATACTTTTTGGACTTGGGGAAATGCTGGAGCTTGCGCAAATGGTGGAATTTATTTTACCGCAACAATTAATTTGTGGGAATGTAATGACAATAAAGAAATGTTTTCCACAAAAACACATGATAAATATCATTTGTCATATAGAAAAGCAGGAAACAACGGAGATTATCAATATTTTGCTTCTAAAGCTGGAATGAGTAGCTATGCATGGAGAACTGAAGAAGATATGCAAGCATGGTTGAGAACTAAAAGAGCAGTTGTGACCGAAAAAAATACATGGGGTGGCGCGGTTATCTGGACATATAAAGAAATAGAGCACCATTGTTCAAATACAGAGTATGACGCTTTAGAAGCGCCGGAAGATATTTTTTTAATGAACGGAAGCAAAAGACGTTGTAAACGTGTCTATGATGATAAGAATTATATCTTGCATACTTATTTTGTCTGGTACTGGGAAGATGATACTTTAGACTTTTATAAAAGAATGTCATTACAGAATAAAATTATTGATTCTTACGAGGTGGATTATTTTACAAATGAAGTAAATAAAATCGCGCTTGAAGAATTGAGAAGCGGAATTATAAAGCCGCTTGAAGTTAAATTTAATTAGACCGGTAAGCGTACCGGGGAGCATTTCCCCGGCGACCTTTTAACAAAAATTCAAGGAGGATAAAAAACATGATGAAAATTGACATGTGGTACAATGACAAAAAGGAGCAGGCAACCGAGCTTGATATCTGGTTTAATGATTTAGGGTGTTTTTACTCTGGAAATATCAAGATTTTTGGCAAGACCGTTGGGGATTATTACGCCGACAGTGTGCAAGAAATTTGTGAAGCGTTCCCACATCTGGAAGAGAAAATAAACGCTTGTTTGAATTAAATAAATCGATTCCGGGCGGGGCTTTCCCGCCTGTTTTTCTAAAAAAGGAGGGCTTAAACATGAACGAAAGAACTTTTATTATCCGCTTAAAAACTGGGAATAAAATAATCACAGAATCTGAGGCAATAGCCAACGCAGAAGAGCAGAAAGCTAAAGGAATAAAACCGCATTATGTTCTTTTTGACGGTGATAAAAAGGAAAAGCTTTCAAATCCCGGCTGGCTGATCTGGTCAACTTGGGAAGATGGTGCAGGCGTTGTGGTTCCTCGCGATGACGGAAAGCTTGTTTTACTTACTGGCTGGCAGTCTAATTTAGCATACTGTTAGGCGTGATGATCTTCTGCCCGGTTCGATTCCGGGGCGCGTCTTTTTATCAAAATTATGGAGGTTAAAAGAATGAAAAACTATAATGTATATTATTCTGGAGGATCAAAAATAACAACAGTAAAAGCAAGTTGTGTTATAAAAGCTTGCAAAGCCTTTATGGAACAATTTAATAAGCCTTACAAAATAGAAAAATATGGTTATGATTATGTAGCTATCAGATTTTGTGATAATTACTCTATATGTAGTGATTATGTAGTGATTTCAGAATGATTTTATTATTTCCTGGCTCCCAGGGTGAAGGGAAGAAAGAAAAAAATATGGACTTAATGCAAATAATAAGTTATATACGTGAAAAACATTTGGAAGCTGAGTTTAATAAATTTAGAAATTATCGGTGCATTTCTGGTGTAGAACCTATAGAAACAACATTAATTCTATTTTATAAAAATCAAAAAGCATCATCGAAATAGATTTCCACCGCTTACCAGCTACCAGGCTGGCGGCACGTTCACGGCGTGCAAGCGGTTTTTTTGGCATTCTGTCAGTAGTACCTTGGCAATTTAATAGCACAAGTCAGCAAATAAGCAAGCTATTTAAGCCGCAAATGGCTTTTAATGCTGTTAATGGGGATTTATGCCACTATTGCATTATAAGCCGTTTATGAGCCTTTAAATGCGTTACATGGTTTATTGACTGTCTGCGGCTATGGGTGTATAATAGCCTTGTGTAGCTATGTGCGGCTATGCCTTATTTGCGTACCTTTCCAACAGGCGCATTATGTCCTCTTATGTGCGTAGCTTGTACAGGCTTCCCGGTGATCTGTCGCAGCTGTCCGGGTTATATATCAATTAGGGATATACAACTATATTGTGATATGCTCGTATAACGCCGTATTTGCCATTTTAAGGTGTTTTATAATCGTAGTCAATAAAATATAGGATAAATACGTTACAAGCTATTTAAGGCTTATTTTGTAAGAGTATTATTGCATTTTTAATCACTGCATTATATGCTGTTTGATGTCACAATCTATTATCTGTTGGCTGTTGGTTCTAATCTGCCAGGGCTACGGCTGGCGGTTGGCTTTGCTGGTGTCCAATTGTTCCCGACATCGTCCCGGATTCATCAGTTCGGCGCGGTATCGGTTCCCGGTGGTGTATTTGTTTGATTTGCAGCAATAAATACTCGTAGCTGCTCACAGCTTCAATAGTTACAACTAACTTGTAAACGGTTCCCAAATTTCAGCATCATTTTGGAAACCAAAAAATCACGGAAATTAAGAAAAAAAGTGGCAATCAGAAAATTTCTCGCATTTTCTAGTTACCACTTAAATTTTAATTTTGCACAAATATTTCTATAGCGTAAAGTTCTGAATGATTCAAAATTCACAATTTATTTAATCCTTCTTTCTTACGTGTTCCATATCTTCTGTGAGATGATTTCTCTAAACGTTCCGTCCTTTTTGTTTGGGACTTTGAAAGTTTTTTCTTTCTCTGGTAATTGTCAGTCGTTGTTCCCATTCATACCCTCCTTGTTAATTTTCTGATTCCTAGTCTCAAAGTTTACAATTTCCGTGTCTGTTTCTAATTCTTCCGGTATTCTTCCAACAATGATAACTCGCAGTGGCTTCAATCTGCGTTCCATTTCCTTGAAACCAACGCAAAATTCCAACCGTGCTGCCTTGCTCTTTACTCTTCCATTTGTGCAACAGGCAACTGTGCTTCCCTCTGGCAGTCCATCAAAGCACCAGTCCCAACAGTATTCTGGCAGTATGTTTACGTTCGGAATTACCGGAATATCATTCAAGATCATGTAGTGAGCCAGTGAGTGATTGCGGTATTTATTCCACAAGCACATTACCAGTGGCATTCCATTCTTGCCTACCGATATGCTAAAATCCGGCATAATGACTGCATGAAAACATTTTAAATGCTCCATATATTTGTCTGGCTGATTCCATAATCTTTGAAACTGTACATCGTCCACGTAGAAGTTTACATCCAGTTCCCGGTGTTTCTTTATCTTTCTACTGAAGCTCTCTGCAAAGTCTACAGTATCTTTGCCTGGATGGATAAAAGTCTTTGGAATTTTCGGTATTCCGTACTTACCATCAAGGTCTGCATCCGTGATTAAAAACTCTTTCATTACGTCATAAGCTGTATGTATCATTGATTCCACTCCCATTTTTTCTCTTATAGTGCTAAAAGGTACTTATATTTGAAAAATACCATATCTTGTGTCTTAATGCAAGTTTTCCTACTAAATATATTGTGTTGTTCTGAATGTAGAGTTAAAATCATATCGTCAGAACAACGCAAAGGAAATCCCCATTTTTCAAGGTTTCCAGACCTCAATTGAAATGTTAGTGTTGCACATGTAGCCGCCAACGGTTCCACGGTAATTTTTTCAAAAAGTTCATTGATAATCTGCCTGTTAATGTCTTTTGGAGTAACGCCCTTAAACTTTTCTAACTGTTCTTTAATAGCACTTAATTGTATTTCTACTGGCTCTGGACTTTTGGTATTTTGGATTTCTAGAATATGGCTCTCAATCTGCTTTATCTGCTTCACGTATTCTTTATTTCTTGAAATAAATTCATCATCAGATATTTTTCCGTCCAGATTATATTCCAGTATTTTTTCACGTTTTTGTTTTAATAGATCAATCTGTTTTTTAAGTCGTGAGATTTCGTTTTTATTGTCTGGAATGTTTTTGATCGAGGACTGCAAAATTTCAAAATATTCCTCCAAAATGCTATCAATGTTTTCAGAAGATTTATTTATTAATTCTGCGATTACTTCTTTCAGTTCTGATTCTGCCAGTCCAAATGAATCACATGAAGCTGCTCCGTTTTTTATCTTATAACTACATACCCATCGAACATCTTCTTTTCCTCGAATATAATGTTGCTTCATCCAGTATGGTGCTCCGTCGTTAGCACAGAAAAGTTTTCCAGTGAAAATATTTTCACTCTTAAAAGAGGTTTTTCTTGATTTTATAGCTTCTCCGCGCTCCCTTAAATACGCATTTGCTTTTTCCCAAGTAATCTCGTCAATAATCTGCGGTACTCTGGAACCATCGTCTTTAAACATTACCCATTCTGACTGCGGAAGAAATTCCTGCTTTTTTGTGAACATATCAACGATCTTGACTTTTCCTCCGCAATAGTATCCTTTGTATTTTGGATTCCGAATAATATTTTTTATGACATCTCTACTGATCTTACCGCCTTTGAAACTTCTATATCCCATATTCCAGAGTTTTTTTTCGATTCTTGGTGTAGACATTCCAGAAGCATAGTCTCGAAAGACCATTCGAACCATATCTGCTTCTTCCGGTATTAGCTCAAGTTTTCCTTGATGATTTGAGTATCCATACATTCTGTGTCCAAGTACAACACCGTTTTTAATTGACTGTGCATGTCCAAATTTTATTCTTGAAGATAATTTTCTGATTTCGTCCTGTGCTACTCCAGCCATAATTGTTAGCCTAAGTTCACTATCTTCATCAATGGTATTGATTCCGTCATTTTGGAACCACACGCACACACCGTAAGACAACAATTCTCTGGTATATTGGATACTATCAAGAGTGTTTCTTGCAAATCTTGAAATTTCTTTTGTGATAATCATATCAATTTTTCCAAGTTTTGCATCTCTGAGCATTCTTTGAAATTCTTCTCTTTTATCTGCGTGCATTCCAGAAATACCATCATCAATGTAAGAACCTGCAAACTTCCATCTGTTGTTAGAATGTATCAGTTCTTCAAAATGTTCTTCCTGATGTTTGATGGATGCTTGCTGCTCAAGTTTTTCCGTTGAAACCCTGGCATAATAAGCAACATTTAATTCAATGTCGTAAATAGAGCAACTTCTTAATTTTTCTCTGACATAATAAATATTCATAGTGCATTTCTCCCTCAATAAACAGGGAGTGGAATCATATAAAGTATAACACCTCACATAACTCCACTCAATACATTTTCGTTACTTTCTAGTGCTGATTTCAGCTTTAATTTTATCTCTTGTTTTCTCGTCTATCAGACCAAGTGAGAACATTCTTTCGTTTATGGCATACAATATAGCTTTTTCCATTAAATGTCCCTCCAAGTAATTATCTAATTTTTTACGTTATTTTCCTTTATCTTTTGTATGCCCTATAATTTCTACCATTATTCTCTTTTGAACGATTCTTCGCTATTTTAAGTACACAATTATCACATTTTACAACAAATCAAAGATATTGACCTGTCCGTCAATCTGAGTTTCTTCCAGATTGTAAAATTTACAAGCTATATAATCTGGTTTCCAGTCAATTTCCAGTTCGTATTGCAAGCACTGCGGATGCTTGCCTCCACGGAAGAACCTGCAATCTGAACAGGTATGCTGATAAGCTGTACCGCCAGACCGCTTATACATTTCGCTTATCTTCCTCATAGAATCACTCGCTTTACTCTTGACTTTCCTTTCGCTTTCTTCTTGAAGATACCATTTTTAACACAATCCCTTGGATCACATCCTCTGCTATGCTCTTCGATCAAGATATAATCACAGGTTGCATTTGTACTCCATGCATTTTCACTCTTGCTGTAATAGTCGCATTTTGAGCATTGCCTCCGCTTTAAGCCTATAATTTCAGTGCTTTTTAATTCTCTCCATGGTTTTCTATCTGGCAATTTTCCGCACCTCCCAATCTGGCAGTATCTATAATTTTTAAAAGGTCTGGACTTAGTTTTCTTCGTTCCTGTTCCCTCTGTACCTCTGCCCGGTAAGTCCTTTGAAAATTTGATTGAACCACACTCCACCATGTGCCATCCACATTTTCAGATACCGCCCATTCTCTAAGTTGTGCCGGGCTTGATACTGCTTTCTGAATGATTTTTGGAAGCTTATCAAACTCTGTTTCTGCATTATATGTAGAGTTCTGAATAGCTTTGCATACCTTTTCCCAGGCTTCTGTTTCATTCAGCTCTTCCTTTTGCGGTGCAACGCTTTGTGCGCATTTCCTTAATGCGGCTATTGATGGCTCTTTCCATTCCGTCTGCATATATTTCTTTAATCCGAAACTTAAAAGCTTGTAATCTAGGTCTTTCAAAAGTCCATACCAAGTATCAAAAGCATATTGATCTGGCAGAAATGCTGGGGAAGTGTACACAGCTTTCATTGCCTTTACGAGTACCGCCCATTCTTCTCTTGTCATACCCAATTATCCACCTCGCTTACCCTGTTTTGGATTTTCTCCATGTAGCTTTGCGGTTTACTTCCGGATTTATCAAGATAGTTCCCTTCAAATACCTTCGCAAAGTTACCTGGCTTTAAGAACCAATCGAAAGTTATCATCCAGCCTTCTTTGTTCTGGCCTTGTAAGAAGCTGCTATGGCGAATGTTTTCAATGGCTTCTAAGATATCGTCCATATGGTTCTGACGGATTCTGGCTTTCACTGCTTGTTCTCGTTTTGATGTCATTCTTTTTACAGGGTTAATACCAAATTCTTCCAGAGTATTCCATTCATCAATGATTCGTTGGACGTCAGTCTGACGAATAGTATCTTTAGATACTATTAAATCATTTATATCTTTTTCTTTATCTTTATCTAATTCTATATCTAAATCTAATTCTAAATCTTTATCTAAACCTATATCTTTATCTGAGTGCGTCTTTTGTTCGTCTGTTTTGCGTCTTTTCTGCGTCTGCCTGTTTGAACGCTCTATTAGTTTGGTATCATCAATAGAATTTCCATTTGTCAGTGAGTAGCTTCCATTATCTTTCAATAGCAGTTTCTTTTTTTCATCAGTGTATGAAGTTTCTATATATCTGTCTCTAGACAGGGTGTTGTGCATTCTCCAATGCTTAATAACAATCACGCCATCATCAAATAAGATAACAAATCTCTTGGCAATCAGAAGCTTTAAATCATCATCGTTTGCACCTATTATTTTTTCAATCCTCTTTGGGTTTCCAATAAATCCATCATCGTCCGCTCTCATGTTTAGATGAAAATAAAGACATTGTGTTGATAACGGCATATCAAGAAAAGCATCTGTATCAACAATTTTCATTGTGAACATTCTTTTATTTGCCAATTCCAAAATTCCTTTCTCCAATTCCTGACTTTTTAAAAAGCGTTTATTTTAATTCAACTTCAATTCCATTTATTTTCAGTTCTCCATTTACTGGAATCACAAGGGATGGAACACCGTTTATTTCTTTCAGTTCAATTAAAGCAATTTTATCTGGCTGGATACAGATTGTTGCATCTGGTGTTACAATTTTTGCAGTTTTTGAATTATGAATATTGTCAAGAGCAACAGGCTCATTACTGAAATACATTTCCCAGTTTTCTTTGAAATTTGATAACTTCTCATCTGGAACTCCGCAATATCCAAAAATCTGTTCCATTTCGTCACATGATACAGTTATCATCTCCGGGCTGTCTTTCTTCTGTTCTTTCACTTCCTGTAATGATTCAACCAGACTTTCCGTGAAATTGAATGTTGTATCTCCTTCGAAATTATCCATGATGAAATCTGAAAAGACATTGATCTCATTACCGGGTATACGTGGAATTGGTGTACCAAGAACGTTTTCGATAAAGTCTGGATGAATATTCTTTATGTTTTTGTTAAAATACAAAATTCCATGAATATCAGTGCTTCTGTCATTGAATACAGGGAATAAGAATCCTGTTTCTGGTCTTGAGACTACCCAATCACGAACTCTGTCTTTGATGTTATTTTCAGCCACATCATAGCTAAGCCCAGCCTTTGAAAGATTTACTGGACAAATGCTGCACAGAATGTGTTCATAAATTTCTTCTGATGCATCGTGCATTTCGGTTCCATCAGAAGCTTTTCCTGGAATGTCATATACTGCATGAATGAGAACTATGTAGTAATTTTCGTGATAATCGTAATTTTCAATCACTTTGTCGTAGAACTCGTCCAAAAGCTCATCATCTTTAAGCTTACTTGCTCTGATCCGCATAAGAAATTCCTGTGTTCCACCCTCTTTTTCCTGTGCTAATGGAAAATCAAGGTTCATAAGGTTCTTTCCAAGTCTGCCAGACATGGTTTTCTTGAAAATGTCAAAATACTTAAACATTTCTTCCTCTGGAAGGGAAAGGAAAGCTTCTTTAATCTTTGTTTTCTTATTCTTCTCCGCATCCACATAACAACCACAAATGCGTGTAATGGAACAATTTGCTGGTGTAAATTGTTTCTTGATCTCTGCGATTTCTTTCTTATTCATGATTAATCCTCCAATTTTAATTTTTGTAAAATAAATCAAATTATATGAATTTTATGTGCTATTTCTTGATTACCTTCATGTTTTTATTCCAACTTCCAGAAATTGTTCCGTCTGGGTGAATTATAAATTCTCTGCAAACACTATTATCTTCCGTTTTCTCTATTTCGCTAAGCATTTTCATGTTTGAATAGCTAAAGGTAATTAAAATATCTTTGTATTTCCATATCTCATACACATAATAATCCTGAATTGTTTGTTCGATAAATTCAAAATGATTGTATGCGTATTCAAGTATTTTGTTATATAATTCTTCTTTTTCATCGTATTTAATTCCGCTTTTTTCACTTAGCTTCATAAGTTTTCTGAATGATAAATCATCTGCAAAAGAGTATGCATCAATCGTATTTAATACATCTTCGATTGTGTTTGCATCGCACAATACGCATTGCAATCTCATTTTGGTCTTTAACAATTTGCCTTTAATACGTTCCAGATCAGCCAAAGATGGCATACATGTTCCAAAAATTTCATTATTTTTCTTATCAGAAATAGCATGTCTGCTAATGTCTACAAAATCAAACAGTCCATCAATTTCTTTAATATGATTTTCTAAGTATTTCCCATTTGTATTAATCGTCAAAAATTTAATATCGTGTTTTCCTAAAACTTCACACAATTTAGTAAATTTTTCAAATAGCAGTGGCTCTCCACCTGTTACAGATACGGAATACAATATTCCTTCTTTTTCCATTTCTGAAAGCATTTCATCAACTTGCATTATAAAATACTCTGCATTCTCGCAACGTTCTGCGTTTTGTTCGACACAGAATGAACATTTGGCATTGCACTTATCTGTTATTTTCAAATGCAAGTGCCATAACCATTCATTCTTTTCTACTAAAATCCGATGACCAAATAATTTGACTTCCATCTTGCCATCATAATTTATTGGTAATCTTTCGACATTGCACTTGTGAATGTAATCTTTTATACTTTTATTTTGTACAAACATTAATATCACCAATCCTTTCTGCTTCTCTCGCCTGTTTCTTTTCAATCCACTTATTAATTTTATCATCGGAAATCATGTACATTTGCTTTAACATTTCGATGCAGATCAACACATCAGCAATTTCTTCTATCATGTTATCACGGTTGATTTTTCCACGCTTTGCCTTACTGATTGCCTGGATAAGCTCGGCACATTCTTCCATGCAGACGGTACTCTGTTTTTCTTCCCCATAATACAGAATGCTTCTCGCAATAGTGTACTTATCAATAATGTATCTCTCTTTTGTGCTGGATTTCTCTTCTTTTACCAATTCGAAATATTTATCTCTATATTCCAGGACAACTTCAAAATTGTATGAACCATATCCCGTATGGTAAAAGTTATCTCCAACCTTCTTATATTTTATTTGATAATATGGTTTCTCACCCATAACCTCAAAAACCAGATCCAATTCAGTTACTTTTTCTTTTTCAATTTTTGCTTCTCTTTCGCTTTCTATAGAAACATTTTCTAAATTATCCATTATTCCCCTCCACCTTAATAAATGCCATCCAATGTGTTTTCCCCTGTTTGCCAGATCTATTGCCGTACAAGGGTCGTGCCCCAATGGCTGCAATAACGTCCTTTACAGAAATCTGTGTCTCATTCCACTTAAAAATCAATGTGCCGTAAGGTTTAAGCACACGCATACACTCCGAAAAACCATCATGTAACACTTGTTTCCATGTATCTTTGTTGAGTTTTCCGTACTTCTTTACCATCCAGGCATTGTCTCCTCCTTGGATAAGATGTGGTGGGTCAAACACAACATGGCAAAATGTATTATCTTCAAACGGGAGGCATGTGAAGTTGCTATAATATCTGGATGGATGTTGCAATACCTTGTTACTTTTCCATCTCCGCTTGTCCATATTGCTTCGTCATCCAGTTCGCGTTTATCAACGAAAACAGCAAATTCATTATTTTTGTTGAACCAAATCATTCTTGAACCACATGTAGCGTCCAGAACAGGTTTATCCATTTTCCTTCATCTCCTATCCAAAAAGTTTTCCACAAATTACACATCTGTATATATGCCCTCTTCTGCGAGAGTGATATTTAATCCATTGATGACTGTGCATTCTTCATCTCCTCCAATTTCCTTGCAGTTTTTCTATAATCTCTATTTGCTGACCGGAACATCATCAGAAGAATTTCAGATACAGGTCTTGTTCTGTATCTCCTCACTGCTCTCTTGATGCATGAAAGCTCACTTCCGTCTGGTATGTAAACCCCTACAGAATACGGAATTTCCAGAGATATTTTTGCATATACATCTTGCGGCATAACTAAATAGTTGAAATCGCCAATGAAATTTAACCCGTGTCCAGATTTGAAATCTTCAACAGACGACTTAATTTCATAGCAGTAGCAATCCGCTTTTTCTATTCCAGAAACGCTATTATTTGCTGGAACAAATTTCATGTAGTCCACTCTGATTGCATGATCTGTATAGTAATCAAATGTAACTTCTCGTGCCCAATAAATACGTGGATCATTATGCGGATTAATTTTCTTTTCAACCATGGCTGATAATTTTGCCGTAATCTCAGGTCTTGTCATTTCCCAGCTCCTCCAACTTCTTCTCAGCTTCTTCGCTGGTAGTAAATACTTTTATCCCAATAACATCATCTGAGAAAAATACTTCTCCATAATCTTCTTGGATTGCCTTTATGTTATATAATTTGCTTATCATAGTAATCTGAGATACTTTCATCTTGATAATTGGGTTTCTTGCGCCCTTGTTAATTCGGAATAATATATCCCCAACCTTACACGGCAATCTCACAAGCAATCCCTGTTCTTCTAAGTCTTTGTATTTCTTCAACTCTTTCTGCATTATCGCTAATTTAGCAAGTTCCAATCCAGTAAATGCACCGTTTTCTTTGAGTTCCTTTAATTCTTTTAAAGTGCCAATATCTTTGTAAGACTTTAATTCTTCAAGCCACTCTGCGATTTGTTCATACTCCTTTACATATTGATTTCGTATATCTGCATTTAACTCATTTGCATCTTCTGAACCCATATCTGCATTCTCGATACTCCATTTATAACGATTTGCAACTATCTTTAACTGTTTAATACCATCATCAATTAGAAATCTCTCCATCTACTTCACCTCTTCCATCTGACTTTCTACAGTATCTGCAAGTAACTTCAAGGACTTAATAAACGAGTCCGTCAATGCTGTTTTGTATGGGCTTTTAGTGAATGTTCTGACAAGGCTTACTGCATCCTTGATTTTTTCTTCATCTTCGACGATTTCAGATGCTTCACACAATGTTTTTTTATTGTCTCTGTAAGTAACAACCTTGCTACTATAAAAATTCAATAAGTTTGGAAACGGAATTTCGATAGGGTTTAAATGGTCTTCTCTCGCCCATGTGAATCCCTGAAGCTTTGCCATTTTTATAACACTCAAATATTCTCCCTGTGTCTTTACGAACACGCTCTTCCCTGTTAAATCAATCATCAAAATTTCCTCCTGTAATCTCATCAATACACTGATTCCAGCCCTCCGCAAAGCCAGCATCAGACGTATTGGCTGGATAATCTCCATTGTCTTTTTCTGGCAAATCCATAAGCGGACACCAGTCTGGTCTTGATTTACTTTCACAATCATAATGTTCTTCTGTCATCAGAATTACATCATAATATAAACAGTCAGCTAATTCACAGCATCCCTCATATTCAAGATTTCCACAATATTCAGTTCCGAACGGGCAGCCATAACAATTTTCTGGCGTGTCAATCACTAATACTGATTTGCTCATTCAACTCCACCGCCTTTCACGATTTCGATTGCCCTGCTCAGTCCAGCATTGTATCCTTGATGCACATCAGATAAAATACATTCTGATTCAATGAATTTATCTCTTTCCAATTCGCTAATAGCCTTATCCACATCAAAAGCTGTCGGCTGCTCGTCAACAATATGTATATATCTGTCTATAATCTTCTGTATTGGTTCTCCTAAGATATTTTGAAGCAGTATATCTTTTTTTAATTTATCTGTGTCGATTAACCGCATTCCTCAGCCCTCCTTGTATGGCTCTGGAAGTGGTCGCCATGCCGTAATCTCAATCCAATCATAATTGCTATCAAGATAATATCCGTCACAATCAATAAAGCTTGTATCTTGCCATGTTGTTTCTCCGTTAGTAACCAATATTTCTTGTCCGTCATCTGGCATTTTGCAGTCAAGCATATACTGTATATCAGTTGATATGGATTCTTCCGCACGTTCTTTTTCTGATATCTGATGATATTTTACCGGAATCCACCCATTTTCTTTCTCGTCCTGTTCCAGATCGTCCAGAAGACTATTTACGATATCCAGCGCACTCCCTGGAAGCCCATGCTTATACTGTGATTTCTTTTCTATCTCAGCTTTGTATTGTTCTAATCTGGTTCGTACTCTGCTCATTATTCCACCTCCGAATCTTCTGGCATCTGGAATATCATTTTTTTCATAAAATCTTTTCTAATAGTTTTTGCAATTAATGTATTATCTTTTCCCCTCTGAGATTCACTAGCCGATTTGCAGACATCAGGAAGAAGAATTTCATTTAATTTTGCATCTGCATAAGCTTCCTGAATCATATCCAGTACTTTAAGGGCTTTTGCTTTGGTGGAATATTCTCCCAAAACAAAATATCCTCCGTTTTTTTGCGCATCCTGCAAACTCCAGCATATGACTCTTAATGATTCTGGAAGTTTTAGATTTATTACAATGTTTTCAAACTTTACCAGTGCTGTTTTATCCTGACTTCTGATTAACATTTTGCGTCCTCCTAATATCTGACAATCTCAATGCATTCATCCACGATGAATTTATGCGCTTCATCTCGGAGATGTTTCATTCTCTCAGTGACAATCTCCTTAGACTTGCTGACTGCTTCGTTGAAATCTTCTGTTTCAAGGTCTTTCCAGCTGATTCCCAGTTCGTAGCAGCTCAGGTAAAGGTTATCCCCACATCCCACATACTTGTGAATGCTGAGTTTCAGTGAATTATCTTTCAAGTCGAAGATACTTCCATCTTCAAGTTTTTCTTCGTATCTGGCATTACTTTTAAATTTCATTCCATCCTCACTTTCCCCATGTAAGCAACTGGCACGCTATTGTGCAGTCCTCCATGATTTCTGTATTTATATTTCCTCTGACGGTAATTCATACGCAAAACGGCTCTTCTGCCGCAGTATTACTTTTTTCTGCACGCATTTTATTTAATCTTTCCGCAGCTTTCTTTTTCGTTTCATCGGAATATTTTCTTGGTGGATTGATTTTAATGTAGGAATAAGGTAAGTGAGCGAAAATAGATCCATCATTATTTCTGGCAAGAATTTTCACATCGTCTGGAAATTCCTTTTCTAATTCCTCACATCTGTTCTTCCAGGAACTTCCATTCTTAGCAGTAAGCCCTACATAATCTCTTCCTGGAATCCATTCAATTACACATTCGTTTGTATTTTCAGCCATTTATTTTCCTCCTGCTCCTGTTAACCTCATAATGTATTCTTTATACAAAGTCGGTGATGCTATTTTTAATAATTCTTCCAATTCTTTAATGGGTTTGTTCCAGGCGCACACACTCAATGGGCTATAATCACTTTGATCGTCATATTCTGCGTAAAATTGAAAGTCTTTATACTTCCAAGGTCTATCAGTAGTGAAATCAATTCGATCATAGTCCGTTTTAGCAAGCCACGGCCATAATTCTCCGCCTGCTTCAGTAACTGAATCTGTATATTTATCAACTTCACTATCCAGTTCGGCATCTTCGATTTCATAAGTTTTTGCTAATAGAATAACTAGGGTACGAAATCTTAATTCTTCGTCCATTTTTTCTCCTTTCATTTATAATCTTCAAAAGAAGCCCGGTGCACCCTTTCGTCATATGAAGGCAAGCTCCTTTCATTTTTTTATTTTTCATCTTTGGAATTTAGCCAGTAGAACTACTGGTGTGTTAGAATCAGTGATAATTTTCTTCATTGAGTAAGTCGTTGAATTTTTCCAACGCCTTAATAGATACTTTGTTATTTGCTTTTTCTGGTCTGATTGATACATTTAAGTGAATATCAATAATGTGTTTTAGTTCTCTTGCAAGAGTTATTTTCCCCTGTTGGATTCCATCTCTATATCCTTTTGCCGGACGAAATTCGTCAATTTGTTTCTTCCCCTTTCCTTGACCGCCACCTGTTTTATTTCTAAGTTGATAACCGTGGTCTGCAAATTGTCTTTCGTAAAATTTTTCCTTTTCATCAAGCTCTGATATAGGGCAATTTATAAATGCCGCATTCCATCCATATGGATTAATTTTTGAAAGTACCCCATGTTTTTTTAAGCTTCTGTCAATATGCGAATTATATCCCATGTTGTGTCCACAAAGTCTTGATAAAATATGCTTTGCTTGTCCTATGTACGCATACTTGAATCCCTCTTCATCGCATCTAGTGAGCATATAAATTCCAGATTTGTCGTTCAGATTCGGATTAACTTTTAACCATCTTTCACGGTTTGTTGCTTCAATAGCTTTTGCCTGTCTAAGCTTTTTATAGTCCAACCGGAATCACTCCTTTTCGATTTGGTCAATGAGTTTCTTACATTCATCTTTAACATAGGCAAGTGATCGAATTTCGCATTCTTCATTTTGCACTTTCCAGTAATCTTCCATTATTTTAAACATTTTTTGAAGTCTGGTTCTTCCCCGAAATAATGTTCTGCTGTCTTAATATCATAACCATCGAAACAATGAGCGCAGTCAAATCCAATCCACCATATATCATCATCGTCACAATCGTGTAGAAATGGTTCTGAATAAGTAACTCCACCATGGCAGTCAAGATAATATAAATCATCAACACTTTTCTTCGCTAATTTATGGCTGTAAGGTATTCCAACATATCCGCATCTGTATGCTCCGGGCATAAACAGGACTACATATGGATAACCTTTGTATGTAGATTTTGTTTCTAAAACTGGTTTCATTTAATCACTCCCATTCATCTTCATCCTCATCTTCGCCATCATCATAGCAACCATTTTCCATTATTTCTTTAAATGTAGCTATTGCTTTTCTAAACCTGTCGCGTAGAACCTCTTCTTTTTGCTCAAGATTTGCAATTACCTTTTTACGTTCTTCGATTTCTTTAAGCATCGCTGCGTTCTCTTCTTCAAGATTGTATCTGGCAATACGTTTCATGGTTGTTGGGTCAAGTTTTACAAGTTCCTTTCCGGTGACAATAAGAGTTGTTGGATTCATCATTGCCAGCACATATGTTCTTGTTGCGTCATAAACCGATGTAGTTTCTATTTGCTCTGGTGGTTCAGTAATATCCTCAATGGATTCAACATCAAAGCACATCATTTTTTGATTGCTAAAATAAATAATCTGTCTTGTTTGCATCATTTAATCACTCCTTTTTATCCAAACGCTACCTGTCCGTTGTTCTGCATATGCTTCTAATTATCTAAAGCATCTGGATTTTCGCATTCCATAGCAACTGCAACATCTTCAATGAATTCATCCGGGATATAGATTCCAGCTTGCTTACAAATAGCATATTGTACTTTTGCAATGCTACGGATATCCGCTCCCTGCATTTTCATAGTATTTGTTAAAACTTTAAGGAGATTTGCAACTCCACCATGAGAATGAGGGATTTTCATTTCAGCGAGTTTGTTATTGGTAGTTTCTTTTAACTGATTTTCCATTTTCTTTCTCATCTCCAATCTTTTTCGATTGAACCAGTCCAAATAGTTGTTAAATAAGTCATCAAAAGTATTGCTATTATTAATTGCATTAGAAATAGTTCCAAATGTATCTTTCAGCCATAATTGAAGAATATATTGTCCGTTTTCATGGAACCAGTAATAAGTTTTTGCCTTATCCGTTCTTACACTCCAAGCATTAAATTTCAACGCTACATACCAATTAATGCAATATTTTGTCATTCTGAAATTTTTGTTCTTCCCATTGGAATATGTCTTTGCGTCTTTATTGCCTTTTAATGTAAGTAAAGGCTTCTCTTCTTTAATTTCGGAATTAACCATTTCTCTAAGCGCATCATAAACAGCAACTTCTACCATAGTTTTCTCCTAACTAAAAGGAAATTCATCTTCCATACCACCTAAATTCGGCACATCCATGAAACTAGGTTCCGGCGGCGGTACTGGTCGTGTGTCTGTTTCCTGTGCCTGCGGTGACTGGCTCTTTCTTTCTGCAAATTCATGCTCTGCAACAAGGCAATCATTTGAGTAGATTTTTTCGCCATTTTTGTTCGTATAGTTTCCAGTCTGCCATTCTCCGCGCACATTTACTTTCGTGCCTTTTTTAAGATATTTCTCTGCGAATTCTGCATTTTTGCCAAGGCACACACAAGTGATAAAGTCAGATTTTCTTTCCGTGTTCTTTTTCACTCTTCTTTCGACAGCCAAAATATATCTTGCAATTTTGATGTCATTCGTTCCCATTCTGATATCTGGATCAGCAGTTAATCTTCCAGAAAGAATAACAATATTCACAATATCACCTCTCAATCTGAATATCACATCTGATAAGCGCGTGTTTGATTTTCTTTGTGTTCCATGTTACAACTTCTTCTTTCCCGATAACAAAGGAAATATCATCTTCTGTTACGTTGAATCCTTTTGTCTTGATATGCTCCATGATGATTTCTTTGATTTCATCTGTGCCGATTCCGATTGTGATTTCCAATGGTGTTACCTCCCCGGTTTGTAGACTGGCGGCATTGGTTGCCATGCAACGACTGGATAATATACAATGCAATTTTCTACTTTACCCCACTTCCCATTTCCTAAATATGTAAGTGTTGTTGGTAATTCAGCTCCTTTGATAGTAACGTTATATTGCATCCAGTCTTGTGGCTCTTCTCTCTCATCTGGCTCTGGCGGCAACTTCACATCTGTTGGAATCCACATATCCGCAGGTCTGTATGAGCAAATCAGTTCTTCAACTTTCTTGATTGCATCATTCCAACCTTTGTCGTACTTGCATTCCCGTTCGGAAAGTTCTGGCTTTTTCAGTTTGTCAAGTGTTTTTAATAAGATTTTCATTGGTTAATCCTCCTTAACTTTCTCGACAGTTTCTTTTATTGCTTCTTTCACAGCCTTAGTTTTAATCATCTTATCTGCCAAGGCTTTTGCCGCTTCCTGTACAATCATGCTTTCGTTTCTTTTCAAAATTTCGTCAATTTGCATGCGAACCATTCTTTTTAATGGCTCATTGGTATCTCTACTACCGTATGTAGATTTTTCGTAGATAACTTCTTTAATTTCCTTGGTGATTTTCTCAACTACCCTATCCTCAACATTTTTACGGATTTCCTTGGCAATTTCTTCTTCATTAACGCCAATCACTACTGGCACGCTGAATACGCTCATTAATTTTCTCCTTTCAAAACGGACATAAGTCCAAGTTAATTTCCAGTCCAGGTGTTGCAATCTGCACCAGGGCATCATCCCAAACCACTGCTTCTTTTATCTCTTTCAAAATCTGTTCCAGGTCAGCTGTTTCATTACTCAAATGCACCAATGTTACCGTCCGTAATGCTGCCGTATGGTTTGTATTTACTAAGCTTTTGCAAGTATCTAAGGAACAATGCCCTTTAAGCCTGTGCGTGTAATTTTCAGCTGTTTTGTCAACCAATTCTTTACAATAGTTGCACTCAATAACCAAGTGATTCAGTCGCATTGCTTTGAAGTTGTACTTGCAGTATTCAAAGTCTGTCATGTACAACAGTTTTCCCATCTCTTCATGCTCCACGATATAACCATAATTGAAACACGGAATAAGTTGCCCTGTATCCTTGTCCCTTGTAGTATGCGGCAGATAAAACGGTATTACCGTAAACGAGCCAACCCGAAACGGTCTTTTCTCTGGAACGCCTTTCATCAGCTCGCCAGTGATGATTTGCAGATGTTCCACGGTTTCATCATTGGTGTAAATCTGAATACCTAAATTCATCAGATTTTTAAATGATTCACGGTGATCACCGTGTTCATGCGTCAGAAGAACACCAGAAACATCACTTGTCCTATAATCAATAGCCTTCAGAATGTCTTTGTATCTGCATCCGCAGTCCAGAAGAAGCATTTCTCCGCTGTTGGATTTCAAAACATAGCAGTTTCCATGGGTACTCCCTGTATTCACTACTCGCATGAACATTTTTCATCACCTCTTTTCTATTTTTCTAGAAAAATTCTTGTTAATAGGCGTATTTAATGCTTTTTCAACTTCCCATCCACTTATTATCCGTTTTACTAATGTTCCTCGTTTTATTCCTTTTTCTCTAGCCCATTCAGAAATATTCTTTTTTTCGCCATTGTATTCAAGCATATGCGTATGGCGGCTATTACTATTCTGCACCATCATAGTTACCCATCTACAATTATTAGGATCATAATTTCCTTCGTTGTTTATACGGTCAATAGTTAGATTTTCTGAATATCCATTTGAGTATGCCCAATTATAAAAATTAATAAAACCATCTTTTCCAAGCCACTCATCACAAATTTTAATACCACGGCCACCATAATTTTTAAATTCCTTCGCATACTCCTTGTAACAGCGACTCTTCATGTTATTATATATTTGATATAATCTTGAATGGGAGCAACCGTGTTTCTTATTATATCTATTTCCCATTTTCACTCCATATCAACCAGCGAAAATCTGAATTTCTTAGGATATCTCCTCGCGTTACTGGTTACTATAAGCGTGTGCTTTGCTAACTGCTTGGCTTTTATTATCACCTGTAAATCTTCATTTGCCATTATTAATCCTCGTCTGATTCAAAGATTGAAGAGGAAAAGATACAAGCCGGGCGAACACCGCAGTCATAGAAGCAGTCATTGCTGTTGACGTAACCCGAGGAGGAAACAACGGCTACGCTCTTAAAATAATCATTGTAAGGTGTACTCCATGGTGTAATAAGCCACCACCATTTATCCATATTTGGCAAATATTTCCTGTATTTTCTGTATTCATCCACGGTTAAGAGTGAAATCTTATCTCTACAAGTTCCATATTCAGTCTGCCCGTCCAATGCCAACAGGTTACGGTCAAATTCAACAACTGCATTTCCATCGAAAGGCGTATTAATTTTTTCTAAAAATGATGTGTTTAATTCTTCTCTTAAAGAACTTTCTTTCCAATTGCTGGAATCTGAATCAAACATTCTTGTTTTACCATAAAAACTATTTAAAATTGCAAAATATCCATCTGGAAGCTTGTCCAGGATCATCCATTCCATACCGGAAATTTCAACCACTTCCCCGGGTTTCGGAGTGCCCATGTGTTTCTTTTTGTAATCCTCGAATTCCTCTGTAATTCTTTTTATTTCTGACTCAAAATATTTCAAATCTTTTTTCATTTTTATTCCTCCACCTTAGATACAAAGAGATTAGATTTTAAGATACAAACTGGGCGAACACCGTTGACACCGATGCAGACATAGTTGCCGACGTTACCCGAGGAGGAAACAACGGCAACGCTATTCCATCCGCGTTCTTTTGTTGACCAAGATGTACATGTCCAATACCAGTCATTAAGTTTTTTGTTCGGAGTTAATTCCGTATATTTTCTTGCTTCATCAAATGTAAGAGGTCTGATTTTACATTTCACCGAAACGCCTGTATTCTGACCGTCGACCGTAATAAGATCTGCTTCATGTGTTTCAATATTCTCCGCACCAAATTCCTCTTCAAAATTCGCTAAAATTTCCGTGTCACAAAGTTCTTTTAATTCAGACTCTAAATAATCTGCATTATCCCCGAATTTTACATTTTCTTTTACAAGGTTAAAAGAAACTATCTTGGTGGTATTTTCATACTGTTCCAACACTTTGTATTTTCTTTTACCTGTAGTTTGGAATACATCACCAGGGTTCAACTCTGATAATTTGATTTTCCCACTTTTCTCCTGCTTCTCTAAAAGTTCAACCAGTTCTTTTGCTTTCTTTAAAATTTCATTCATAACTATTATCCCTCCTAGTTTTCCTCATTCACTACAATACCGCCATGGATAATAACCCTCTTTCCGTCCGAATCATCAAAATAAACTTCATTTTCAGATTCAGAAACATCGAACTTCCCAGACCAGGACTTGATTTTACCGCCGTTGTAATCGTAAACAGTTACGGTACGGTTCAAACCACCGTCAATATCACTAGACAGTGATTTTAATGATCTGCTACAGGAAGAACAACCGCTAAACATTGTGATTGCTGTAATCCCTGTGATTAATACTGCTGTCTTAATACATTTATGCTTCATTTTGGCTCTCCTTTTACATTGTAAGTCGGATTATAATGAGTACCACATATGTAATAACATTTAAAAGAATAATTAAATTGGTTCGATTGTATTCATTTTCTCGAATAAAAGATACTATCCATACCAAAAGTGCTATTGAAAGCAAAATAATAAGCACAATTGTGGAAGTTTCCATCCTACATTTCCTCCTGGCTCATAAATGACGGAATTTCTGTTTCCACTGGCTCTGCTGCCGGGATTGGTTCTTTCTCTTCTGTTTTTACGGTTTCGGCTACGGTTGGCTGCTTTGGCTTTTCTTCGATTGCTTCTGGCTGTGGAATAAATTCTTCTACATTGGCATTCTGTTTGATTTCTTCCTGCACTTCCCTGTACGTAGCATCCATCATGTTATATTCATAAGCCTGCACCGGATTATCCCATTTCTTAGGAATAGACTTCATAATGTTGTTTCGCATCTTACGAATAATCATTGATTCTCTGGATTGTGTTTCATAATAAGACGGTGAAATATACGGTCTTAATTCCTCACAGTCAATGATTGCTTCCAGTTCTCCAATGTCAGAGACCTTTTTCATGATTTCTTTTTTCTTTGCTTCAATTTGAGCTTTCTGCGCATCTGTAGCTTTATATCTGTCTGCACAAATTCCAAACGTTTCATTCTGGAGATTATTCTTGATGTGCGCTGCAAGATTCTTCAGTACATCTGCTCTTTCACAAGAAAGATATTCAATATGTCCGTCCTTATACTGAATCGGATATACGATACGCACTACCTTACCTACACCAGACTCTTCCCATTCTGGCGGTGTGATTTCCACACCCTTATGTCTTGGTGGGATATACTTATCACCTTCTCTGACTTTCCAGTACGGGAATACTTTAGCTACATCGACACCATATCTGCTTACAAGAGCGTCATTTCCATCGCCCTCAATCGCAAATTCGATTTTCTTCTCCCACTGAGGTTTCTGCCCTTTCGCCGCTATGTTTACGTTTCTGATTTGGAAATAACACTCTCTCGGCTGTGCGTTTGCGTTCAGTTTTAACGCTGCTACTTTGCTCAGAATGAATTTAAGGTTAGAGCCATTAATTGCTTCAAAACTCACTCCACTCTCATGCACCATCTGGAAAATAGATCCCATTGCTGCCACTACGCAATCCTTTGAGTAGGAATCAAATTCCATTCCTCTTGAAGTTAAATCTCTTTCCATTAAATCAACATAACGATTTGTGTAGTAGGAAAGCTGTGTGTTAAAATTTGCTACCTGTGTGTTTTCTGTCATTTTAATTCTCCTTTTCTTTATTTATATGCTCAGTGGCATATGAAACAGGATGAAATAATTTGTCCTATGTTGAATTGTAATTTCCTGTTCTTTCATTAACTGTTTTATTTTTCCCTGTTGTGCTTTCCGGGCATTCACCCGGATTCATATGCCACCGATTTTTTATTTACTCTACGTGGAATCTTCCATAACCGCTTGTTCTGCCAGACCCGATGCCACATCCAAATCCTGCAAGCTGAATAATATTAACGATCTGCTCAATGGAATAAATATTATCTACATATGCAAGTTCGATTTCTGCTGACCATCCGGTAAATCTGTTTAAATGTACAAGAACAGGTTTTCCTTTCTTTGGTGACATTAGTTTTTCGTCAATGTAATGCTCAGCAAACTTAATCGGTATTAAACCTCCTTTGGCGATAATATTTACTCCAGCTTTGAACTTTGTACTATATGTATCAACCCCATTTCTTACAACAGCATCGCAAAAACATTTCAATAACCCGAATGCTGTAATGCAAGGTGCATTGTTGGTGAGTGCATCAATAAGGCCTTTTTCTGAGAAATCTGTAGGTTTTCCATTGTACCAGTGAATTGATGTAATGATTTCTTCCCATACATTTGCTTTTTCAAGGTTCTTTGCCTTGTCTTTTCTCTGATCAATCAGTTCTCTTGCGGTCACGTCATTCATCTTATTGAGAACTAAGTCTCCGTCTCCGATGATTGTGACTGTTGCGTGCTTAACGTTGATTGCCTGTAACTGAATTCTTTCTTCTTTTTTAGTTTCCATAATTCTTTTCCTCCGATTTTTTAATAGTTTTTATAGTTTCTGTTTGCGCAAACATTCAAGCAGATTAATCCACAATAGTTTAATATAAATATAATGTTGTGTTATGTATTTTCGTATGCTGTACTGTGCTATCCTGTAGTGTATTGCGAAAGTAATCCGCTTAAATCTTTGCGTAAATTTCAGATATGCTTAACTGACAATAGAAAATGTCTTATAGTGTCCTGTATTTTTCTGTAATATGCTGTCCTATATTTTGCTTGCATTGTAGTTCGCTTTCCTATTCTTGGCAGATTCTACTGCCAGTTAAATACATCTGTGTTGAATGCTCGGTAGGTAACATGAAGTGTCCTATAGTGTCCTATGCTGTCATATAGTGAGTTATTCTTTACTTTCCTGTGACATTTTTCATGCCACCTACCCAAAATTCAATTTTCGGAGTGCTGTTTTACAGGCGATATAAAGGTCGTATAATATATATTGTGTTGTCCTATTTTGAGGTGTATTTCGTTATTTTGTTATATTCTTCATTGACGGTTATACCACCTGTAAAACAGCACTCCGTTAAAATGTTGCGTTGTACTTTACTGTTCTGTCTTATCCTGTAGTTTAATATGTTATTTTTTAGTATAGTAAGTGTTCGCAACACTTGTCACTCTGCATAAGTGAAATATTTTGTCCTGTTCTGTTCTGTCTTGTCTTGTCCTGTCATGTATTGTAGTAAACTTTCTGCTTATGCAGACTGATAAATGCTGTGGTTTCCTACGCTCATAAACCTGTAAAATAGGTAATTATAGTGCTTTATTGTCCTGTCCTATACTGTTGTTCTGTGTATTATCTTGTGCTATTCTATAGTTTCTGCCTGTTTTACAGGCATATCAACGTAGGAATTTCGCCGCTACTGCACTCATGTCCCTACAAGAATAAAGTGTAATATGTGTTGTGCTGTTCTGTTTTGTATTGTATTGTGTTGTTCTGTCGTATTATCCTACTCCTGTAGGCATATCAGCACAGTAACGGCTTCGATATTTAATTACTGATTACATTTCTTTATGGTAATCGGCATTGTTGGGTGATTAATTTCCCCATCCTCAAAAACTTTTACGATTTTAACTTTATTGGGATCTCCTGCATTTAAGTAAACCATGTCCCCTACTTTTGGTTCAAAATCCGCTTTGAACACATATCCTCTTTTTCCTCCGGCATTTTCAATTTCTACATATTTAATCATTCTATTTTCCTCCTAATATTTAATTAATCAGTTCCCAAACTTCTTCGTATTCAGAAATATTCTGGTATTTCTGCTTCACTGCCAGAAGTTCATTTCGGCAACGCTCTAAAAGTGCTTCGTATTCATCCGGCTGTTTCAAAATAAGCTGTGTTGGCTTATATCCGCTTTTTCCATCTGTTTTGTAAAACACTCGAATTGCTGTCGGCTTTGGCTTGTTGTCAATATCCTGTTCCACGATTTTTAACTGACAAACTATCTGTCTGGCTTCTTGGATTCTGTATTTTTCAGCTGCTATGGAATCATCCCATGTAAAGCACTTATGTAATTCTGTACTTTCGTCCCTTGCTTTCTCAAGAATCTGTTGTGGTGTAGCTGATTCCATCTGATCGCAAATTTCCATGATTTCAGACGCACATTTTGTAGCATCTGCCTTGAAAAAATGTTTTCCCCATGTTGCTGTTAGCATTTTCCCCTCCTGTTTGTCAGATTACTTTCAAATCCCCATCTGTCACTCTTAGCACAATCATCTGCCTGTCTAACATAGGTATCCTGCTTTTGTCAATGCTCTCAGAATCATCAATCCAAAGCGGAAGATTCAGCCCATTCATTTCCTGTAATCCATTCAGTAAATCAACCTCGCAAAGAATTTTGTCGGAATGATTTAATCCGCTATTGTAGTCAATTCCATTGCAGATCATCTTGCAAGTTTCCACTGGATTTCCCTCAATCGTGTAATCAAGAAAACTAAACTGGAAATGCTGGAAAAATGGATTGATTTTCTCTGCCAGTGCCTTATTCTTCTGGATTGAGAAGTTAAGAACGGTATCAATGTTCTTTTCAATATCAGCTTGTACCTGTCCAAGGCTTTTCAGTTCCTCATTCAGTTCGGCTACTCGCTTTTCTTTCTCTGTGACTGCTGCCTGTGCAATATTAATATCTGCATCCACATTGGAAATCTGTTTCATAACATTGCTGATCTGCATTCTTAATTCCTGTTTCTTTCCAGGAACATCATCAAATGATTTCAGTTTCTCTTCAAGTTCTGCAATTCTCGCTGTAACCGCAAGATATTCTTCATCATTTGTCATATCTACAGATTCTGGAAGCTCCGTAAATTTGGACTGTTCTTCCTCAATCTGCTTAGTGAGTTCAGCAACTTCATCCTGCGCCGCACTGATTTCCGACTGTAATTTGTTGATTTCCTCGTTGGTTTTCTTTAATTTTGCAGAAGCAGAATTTCCAATGTCGCAAATTCCTTTTAACTGGTTCTGCTTTGCTGATTCCCAATTTTTCTTTTGGGTTAATTCAGTTTCAATTCTAAACTTCTTCTTTTCTTCAAAGGAGGCTTTCAATTCGGCAACCTGTTCTTCCGGCAGTTCCTGTCCGCAGGTGGGGCAAATGGTATCAGAATCATTGAATGTTTCAGCTTCAATAGCTTTCAGTCTAGAATCATTCCACTCCTTTTCTTTGATTCTTGGATAGTCCTGTCTGGCTCTATCCAAGTCAGCTTTTGCCTGTTTTGCTTCCCTTATGTGGTTATCCAGTTCCATTTCCAACATTCGGATAGCTGATTCTTTTTCAATTTTATTTTTTGCAAGGTCGTAATACACATTCATAATGGCTGCTTTTTTGTCTTTCAGCTCTTTGTCTGCCTTGCTAACCAGACCATCCCTGGAAGATTTCAAACCACGGATTTCATATGAAAGGCTGTCGTAACCTTTTGATGAATCTTCAAGAATCCGTTCCTGTTCTTCCAGTTTGGAAAGTTCCGCATTAAGCTCCTGTTTTTTGGATTCTAAGGAGGAAGTATCTTCTGCTTCAACGCTTCGATTGGTTTCATATGCAATCTCCGTGTTTTTGGCATCCACCTTTTTCTTCTGTGCATTTAGTTCCTTTCGGAGCTTCTTCAAGGTATCCTCTACGGAATGCCCCTTTGTGATTTCTTCCACATGAGCATACTGTGGATTCTCTTCCATAAACTGAGCAATATCGAAACCAGACATCTTTTCCAGTACCTTTCTGGATTCTGCGGTTGACTTCTGTAATGTGTCCAGAAATGGTTTTGGATTACTGCACATCAGAAGCGTTGAAGGTTCTGCTATTGACTGAATGAACTCGGTATAATCCTTTGATTTAGCCGGGAATCCGTCAATTTCATAAGAAGTTTCATTTCCATCGAACGCCTCTTCGGACTGTCCTCTCGGTTTTCTCCACTTCTGTTTTGTGATTTTGCGGATTACTTTTTCTTTTCCATCAATCGAAAGCGTAAGCTCTCTTACAACATCAACCTTTGGCACTTCCACACCATTTTCTTTTCTACGAATAGAAGTAGGTTCTGTACCATTTGCCATCTTTCCTGTCAGAACGTCCAAATATGCGTCCTGTAATGTGGATTTTCCTTCTCTGTTTCTGCCAGAAATCTCTGTTCTCGGAAACAAATCTACAGACTTACTCGGAAACTTCTTGTAATTCTCCAGCAAAATTTTTTTCACTTCCACTTTCATGCTCGATTATCCTCCCTATTGATACCTCATATGCAGTTCTAAGCTCTACTTCATCACCAGATAATTTTTTCTGATAAATCCGGCTCTGGATTCTTCCGATTATGCTTACGTAATCACCGACCTTGAAATTAGCAGCTTCTCTGGCTTCTTTCCACCATGCCACACATGGAATATAATCCGTTCTTCGCAAGTCATATTCATTGCAAGCAATCATCAAATCACATACTTCTTTTCCTCTTGGTGTTCTACGGTACACAGGTGGCTTGCAAAGATAACCTTCCAGAATGATTTTGTTTTCACCTTCTGCACTCCCATCACCATCTCCACACCAGATTGTTTCTGCTTTGATTTCAAGAATCAAATGTAACTTTCCACTTTCATGTTTGTTTGAAGAACTGTATCTTCCTTTAACATAGACGTGTTTTCCAATCTTTAAGCCTTCCGTCTGCTTTTCTTCAACAATTACCGGAAGTAAATCTACGTTCCCGCTGGTACGCTTTGCACCAATATAGAATCTTACGAATTTTTCTCCGTCCTTGAAAAATGTTCCTGGCTGAATATCCATTATTACGCCAAATATCTGAACTTCATTCTTATTATTCTTCATCCTCCAATTTCTCCATTTCTTTTACGGAAATCTCATATACACTTTCCGTTTCTTCTCCATTAACATAAACATCACGGCTCATTAACCTGCCAGTTACTTTAATGTAATCATTTCTTTTAACCTCTACCGCCAGATCAGCACCTTTTCCCCATAAAATACAGCGAATAAAATCCGCTCTTTCCGAATAATCCCTTGGAATTGCCACGAAAAGATTTGAAACTTTCCTGTGCGTTACTGGTGTAAGTTTTGCATATGGCTCTTTCGTGCAACTTCTGGCAATAAACTCTACTTCGTTTATATCACCTTCCGGAACCTGTCCATCCAGGATTTCCACTTCATCAGCTGCGATATAATTAACATTGTGGTGCTTATTTGGATTTTTAGAAGTGTCCATGCTTCTGATTACACCTGTTACCACAACTTCTTTTCCGTTATAATTATTGTCTCGTACAATGGAATCTTCTATAACGATTGGGAACATATCTACTGCACCACTTTTGCGAATAACTGTCAGCATGAATTTGTAATAGTATCTTCCGTAATGTTCATGGCTGAATACTATTTCCCCGGCTCTACCGGATAATCTTACTTTATTTAATCTTTGCATTTACTTTTCCTCCGCTCCTAATATAATAGGAAGAAACACCATTGAGAATAAGACCGTTGATACGAAGAACACCCCAATAACATCAAATGATGTAAGCATCCATGTAATTGAGAAGATTACTGTAAACATCCCTATCCCTACAAATATTTCTTCTATTGTCTTTACCACCTCTTTCATTTTGTCCTCACTTTCTTCTGGATGTGGTTACTGCAAGTGCAGCTGCCAGAATAGCGATAATTATATTTCTTGCCATCAGCTTTTCTTCCAGATCAGCAATGATTTCACTGGAAAGTGGCTGATTTTCGCCATTTTTTTGCATAAAAAATCCTCCTGTTATAATTTCATTTGTCAAATACAGGAGAATGTGTTATAATTCCCTTGTATTTAACTTAGTCCAATTAAGTTAGATACCGTCCTGGTTGGTGTGCCAGCACCTTCCAGGGCAACTTAATCTACTTTTTCCTTTGGTTCCATCGCATCAAGCCCCAGCATTCTAAAGACCATGTCCTTAGTAAAGTCGTAATCCTTTACGTTTCTCGCCCAAGCTTCAAATGCTTTTAATCTGCCAACCAGAACAGCGTATTCCTCATTGGAATTTTCTGGAACGAAATCTGTGCTGTTATTCTCTCCCATAATTAATCCTCCTTCCCACTCATTTCCCAAGCCGCCTTCAACATTCCAGCTGCAAGAATCAAAGATAATTCCTTATTTTTCTCTATAACTTTCTCTCTGCGTTCCTCATCACTCAAGAAGCCTACTTCAGCGGAATCCTTAAGAATTTTAATTGCTTCCTTCTCACTGATTTTCCCGTTTTCAACCATTTCTTTCTTAAGGGAATCTGTAAGGACAGCATACTCTGCCAAGAGATCTGCCATGACTCCCTCGATTTTGATGGTTTCGTTTTTAATTTTGATCATGTTGTTTTTCCTCCCTGTTTTCTTTAATAAGAATATCTACTTTGATTCAATCATTGCATTCTCGAATCAGCATTTTTGTATTTGTACACGGTTGCCAACCCTTGATGTATTTCACAGCTTCCTCATATCTCAATTTTGGAATATTGTTTCTTGCGTTTACACCGAAATAAGATTTCACATCCCTATTGCACTCTGCAAATACCTTCTTTCCGATTTCTGAGTAAGCATTGGAATCCTTACCGCCCAGTGCTTCAATAACCACTATTGAAACCAAATCACCAATGTATTTTTGTTGACCATAGTCGATTGTCATTGTATTTTCAAGTTTTTCGATTCTTTCCTCATGGTCTGCTGTACCCTGGGCGAGAAGTTGAATCTGTTCTGCGACTGTCAATGGTTTCTGATAGGAACCTGTTTTACGAATAGTTGGTAGGATTTCATCCATAACCCATGATTCGAATTTCTCCGCGGATGGAAGCTTTGACTTCATAATCAAACGGTACAAATCTCCCTCTGATATGAAGCTTGCTTCTTGGCTCCTGCCAAGAGAATCTGTGAGGTGGTGTTTTACCACCCCACGGCAATGCTGTTTAAGTGCATTAACCGTGTCCTTATAGCCAAGTGCCTTCGCTACATCTGCACCAACAAAATACGGTTTACCGTCAATCTCTACCGTCCGAATATCTCCGAACTCTGGCGAATTAAAAATCTGTAATTCGTTCATTAGTCTCCTTTCTGTGATATAATCTCCTTTAGGAAGGAGGTGTTAACAATGGATAACTTTCAAATTGCTCACGACTTAGCTGTTGTCAAAGCAGTTAAGGAAGGTTCTGGTTCAAAAGAAATTCTTAAATTGTACCACGCATACAACGATGAATTTCTTACCTTGTTAAGCAAAGAACCTGTCAAAGTTGGAAAAGCAACTGCAACAGAATACCCATCAGCTAAATAATTATCTGGTGTGCTTTATGTAATCTCTTTTACATAGAGCACATCTACTGGGTTAAATTTCAAACAGTATTGCTTCCCACTGTCATCCCATTCTAAACAAATCAGTTTGGGCTTAATATCCGGGCTTACAATTCCATTCTGAAATACACACGGAATTTCGATTGTTTCCCCATTTTTAAATTTGATAATTGTCATCTTCCAACCTCTCTTCTAATCTAAATCAACAGTTTCTTTTTTATCTGTTTTTTGTTCCAGGCTGTTATCAGAAAAACTTTCCACTTTCCCAAGAATGTAGCCTTTATCAAATTCCGACATCTTAGGAATTGCTTCTTTCAGCTTTTCTACGATTTTTTTTTCTTTTTCTGACATTATCTATTTCACTTCCTTTCTTCTACGCACAATATTTAATTTCGTATTCAGTTACGATTTTGGAGAAAATCTCTCGCAGCTTTTTATCGTCATCGA